TTACTTATTTTTTATTAACCTTGGGTATATTTTTATATTAAATCTTGAAGTTCTTTTTTTAGGCTCTCTACTATAGTCTATGTAATCAATAACTTCTTTTAGCAACTCATTTCTTTCTTGCATATCATTGCTTTGATAATATAATTCTAATACTTTTTTAATTTGAGGTATTATATCTGCTATAGAGAACACTGATTCTTTTTCATTTTCTAAATCTTTCTTAGCCTGAGATAAACTAGATCTATTTAAATCAATTTTATCTGTTAGAATCTTGGATCTATCTAAATATGTATCTACATCATAAATTCCTTGCTCTAATAAGTTATGTAAATTTTCCTTTTGTTTCATTAAGGTTTGATATTCAGATTCGAGTGATTTTATAATAGAGTAGTAAGATTCTAAATTTGGATTTTTGTTTTTGTTAGAATCTAAATCTTTAATTGAAACATTATAAGAATCCACCCAGTCTGCAAGCTCATTGATTATATCTTTTTCTAAAATATCAAGTCGGATACCTCTATTTTTACCACAGTTTAAGCACTTAACAAATTTAACTATTTCTTTATTTTTATAAGTTGACTGTTGAGCTATCATTCTATGACCACATTCAGAGCAAACTATTAGGCCGGCTAGGGGATTAGTTATAGTTGAATGTTGTTTAGTAGAAGGTATGAAATTTGATTTAAATAAACTTTGAGCTTCTAAAAATATAGATTCATCTATTATAGGTTCATGAATTCCTTTGGCTTCAATACGCTCATCTATAGGTCTAGTTTTAGAGCTGTTTTTTCCTCTCTCAACTTTATTCCATACAACATACCCTGCATAAGTTTTATTTTTTAATATATCTCTAACACCTTTATCATACCAAGTTCTACCTGTAGTTGTTTTTAGACCTAAAGAGTTTAAGTGAGTTGCTATTTTAACGCCACCATAATGTTTATTAACATATAAATCAAATATCATTCTAACAACTTCTGCTTTATCTTCATCTATAACCATAGATTTATTTCCAGACTCATCAAATACAAATTTATATCCATAAGGGGGCTTACTAGCTATAAATTTTCCTTCTTCAACACTTTTAACTCTACCTCTTTGCATACGTCTAGTTATAAGTTTAAGTTCTTTACGAGCCATAAATGCTTCAAATTCAGAGTATTCTTCATCCCACTCATTATTTAAATCATATGTTTTTCTAGGCGTTATAATTTTAGTAGCTGACTTTTTAAAAGTTTCAAGTATAAGGCCTTGGTCCTGCATGTTACCTCTACCAAGTCTATCTATATCCATAACTAATACAGAATCATAGAAACCATTTTTTACTTCCTCTAAAAGTTCTAACATTTTAGGTCTATAAGCAATGCTTTCACCAGATACTAGTTCTTCTTTTATTTCTACTATATTTAAATTTTGTTCTTTTGCTACTTTTAGTAGAGTAGATCTATGTCTACTTAAAGTTTCAAATTCACATTGTTTTTCAGCTTCTTCATCTGAACGTGACTTTCTTAAGTAAATACAAGTTTTCATATTTTATCGCCGCCTTTAACTAAGTAAATATAATATTATATTAAAATATGTCTACAAACTCACTTATAATAAAGCTAGGAATAAAATAAATAGTATAATTATCAATTTTAACTGATATACCATATTTATTTTTATAACATTCAAGAGCTTCATCTAAAAACGGAATAGTAATATCTAAAAACTCAGCTATTTCTTCTTTAGATCTGCAACGGTTTTTCCATGCATCAATAAGTCCATTCAATCCAATTAGTTTGTCATAAGAAACCAATCTAGCTTTATATTCCTGTTTACAATTTGATATATCGTCTAAATCTAATATATTTCCATAGCTTGTATAATGATGAGCTAGTTCTTCAGCTAGTACACAAGCTTTTTCTTTATTTGAAGTTAATCTATTTTTATTAATAGCAATTTTCCCATCATAATATAACCCATCAGAATTAGATTTAAGAGCAACCTCTTTTAAAATTATATTATTCTCATATGCCTCTTGTTGTAATTCCTCATATATATTCACATAATTCACCTAGCTTTTACCAATTATCCATATCTTCTATGTCTTGCATAATTTTATCCATTTCACCATGCTCAGTTAAATGGTCATTGTGAGCAGCGATTGTTTTTATTTCAGAGGCTGGTTGTTCTTTTATGTAAGAAGGAATAAGAGTTAATTCAGAAACTCTTTTAATTGCTTCATCTTTTCCAGTTTCATTAAGATTATTAAAACTATTTAGTAATTTACGTTCTTTAATAGATATAGTATCTTTATTTTTTATATGTACATTTTTATTATTAACATCTTCCCAACCCATTAAATATACGGGTGATATATCTAAAGCATTTGCGAACTCTTTAAGTTTTTCAATATCTAAACTTTTTATATGCCCATCCTCATATCTCTTTATAGTACTTTCGTGCAAGTTTACTTTTTTTCCTAAATCAGCCCTAGACATTTTTAAATTTTTTCTAGCATTGAAAATTTTGAGACCTACATCTGTATTGAAATCAGTCATTTCAACAACTCCTTAAAATAGTAATTTTAATTATATATTATAGTAAACTTTAATAGGATGCAAGAAAAATTAATCAAAAATAAAAAAAACTTGCACAAAAGTATTGACAATTGATAAAAATGAGATTACTATTAAAGCATAACTTGCATGTGATGCAAGAAAAGGAGGCGAATATATGAAGCTAGATAAAGTTAAAGGCAAGCTTAGAGAAAATAATATAACATATGATGAATTTTCCTCTATGATTGGAATGAGTGTAACAACATTTAATAATAAAATAAATGGTAAGAATAGGTTCTATATTGATGAAATAAAAAAAATATCAAAAATATTAAACTTTACAGACGAAGAAAAAATAGATATTTTTTTAAATTAAAACTTGCATATGATGCAAGGAATAGAGAGGGTGAGATAATGAACAATTTAGAACAAACAATGAATAAGAATATAATGCCAATAAGAATTGAAATTAACGAAAATCAAGAACCAATTTTAAGCGCTAGAGGGTTACATAGTTTTTTAGAAGTTTCAGAAAGATTTAATAATTGGTTTAATAGACAATTACAATATGGATTTGAAGAAAATCAAGATTATAGAGGGCGTAAAGTTTTTAACACCCTAGCAAAACAAGAATTACAAGACTACGAACTGACAATTGATATGGCAAAAGAAATAGCAATGATACAAAGAAGTGATAAAGGAAAGCAAGCAAGACGATATTTTTTGCAAGTAGAGAAAGAGTGGAATAGTCCAGAAAAGGTAATGGCAAGAGCTTTGATATTAGCAAATAAAAAAATAGATAAATTGCAAATAGAGAATGAAGAACTAAAGCCAAAAGCAATATTTGCAGATGCTGTAAGTGCCAGTCATACATCTATATTAGTAGGAGAACTAGCAAAGATATTAAAGCAAAATGGAATAGATACAGGTCAAAAGAGATTTTTTGAGTGGTTAAGAAATAATGGATATTTAATAAAGAGAAAAGGTGCAGATTACAATATGCCAACTCAAAAATCAATGGAACAAGGATTATTTGAGATAAAAGAAACTACAATAAATCACTCAGATGGACATATAAGTATAAGTAAGACACCAAAGGTTACTGGAAAAGGGCAAGTATATTTTATAAATAAATTAAAGAGCCAGTGGACTTAGGAGTTAATAGTATAAAAATAACAATAGAATTTAAATAGAAAACTGCTCTGAAATAGTAAATTAAAGAGCAGGTAATAGTTAGATTAATAATAAAATCAAAATGTTTTGCAAAATTCAATGTATTTTATTTCAGAAGCATTAATTGATATAGATTTACTTCTACCTGAAAAATTAATAAAAGTTTTATTATTTAAAGAGAACGTATCTAAATTTTCTAAAGAATAAATAATAGGTTCATCTAAAGTGCTATCTTTTGCAGCGTAGCTTATGCTTTCTAAACTAGGGATTTCTATAGATTTACCTGAATGAAGATGTAGTATAGTTTTAATATTTGAAGTATTAAAAAAACTTTCAGTAGAATGATTCATAAAACCACAACCTTTCGATTTATTTAGGTGTTAACCTAATTAAATTATAACAAAAATTTGTAGAAAAAAGTAGAAAAAATTAGAATTTTTGAAAAATACTAAAAACAAGATAAATTAGATTTAAAATCATTAAAAATAGAAGTAATTAGAAGTGGACATTCAATTAATGAAATTGCAGAAAGAACAGGATTAGCAAGACAAACAATATCAAAAGCATTGAACAATGAAATAGCAGTGAGACCATCTACAGCAGGCAAGATAGCCAAGGCTTTAGGGGTAGATGTTAAAAACATAATTCTAGAATAGGACAATTTTAGAAATTCATATGATTTATATATAGGGAGGTTGAAATTATGGCTACTAAAAGAAGAGAAACAGAATATGGAACTATTGCAGAAACAGAGCATGGAACTATTGAAATGATCTCTCCAGAAGTAAGACTTGGGAGAAAACAAACAGAAGAAGAAATTCAATATATACTTGATAGAATTGCAAGAGTTAACTACAAAATAGCTAAAAGATTATACAAAGAAGGCAAGCTAGAGATTAAGAAATAATATTATGCTCAAAGGGCTTAAGCTCTTGAGTTTAAATAAATTAGGACAAGCACAGGAGGAAATGAGCATGTTTAAATTTTTAAGGAATTTAATACCGGTATCAAGAAAGAGATACAACAGATATCAAGAGGGTCTTTTAATTGATATAAAAATGCTAGAAGATAAAAAATTTAAATTAGAAAATACAATTAAAGAAAATAACAGTGTAATTAGGGCATTAGATGATTTATTAAATTATAAAGATGCAGAGATAGAGATACTTAAAAGAAAAATTTCGTGGTCAAGTGAAATGCTTGAAAAAAGAGATATTGAGAATAAGCAAATTGTATAAAAAAATAAGAACTCATAAGCGACCAAACTTAAAATGAGTTCTTAAATCCAAACAAAAACTAATAGGAGGATAACATATTATGAGCGAAGTTGCAATACTATCTCAAAATAAAAAGTTTAGAAAATACCTAGATGCAAAGGTTATAGCAGATACAAAAGCTATGTCAAAAGAGGAATGGCTTAAAAATAGACAAGCAGGAATAGGTGGAAGTGATGTATCTGCAATAGCAGGATTAAATCCTTGGAAAAGTTCAATTCAACTGTATATGGATAAGAAAGAAGAAAATCCACACGAGATTAAGTCATTAAGAATGGAGTTAGGTAACAGGTTAGAAGGATTAGTTGCTGAATTATTTACAGAAGAAACTGGATTAAAATTAAGAAATGTAAATGGAATACTTAAAAATGAAAAATATCCATTTGCACTAGCTAACATAGATAGAGCTATAGTAGGAGAAAAAGCATTCTTGGAATGTAAGACAACTAATTCATTTGCACTTAAAGAATGGAAAGATGGAGTACCACCACATTATGAAATACAATGCCTACACTATATGGCCATAACAGGAGCAACACATTGCTATATAGCAGCTTTAATAGGAAATAGTGATTTTATATGGCACAAGATAGAAAGAGATCAAGAAACAATAGACTATCTTATGAAAATAGAAAAAGAGTTTTGGGAAGAGAACATATTAAAAGATATAGTTCCTTTACCAGATGGATCAGATGCGTATTCAGAATATTTAAAAGAAAAGTATAAAAAGTCAAATGGACAAGAAATAGAACTTCATTTATTAAAAGATGGTCCTCAAAAGCTTTTAAGATATGATGAGATAGTCACAGATATAAAAGCCTTAGAAACTGAAAAGAAACTGATAGAACAGGAAATACAACTTCATATGGAAGATTTTGAAGTTGCAAAAATAGGTGATAGAAAAATAACTTGGAAAACTTCAAGTAGGAATTCAATAGATAGTAAAAAGCTTAAATCTGAAATGCCAGATATAGCAGCACAATATACTAAAACAAGTACTTCAAGAGCTTTTAGAATAGGAAAATAAATTAGAAAAGGATGGTAGATGAAATGAGTGATTTAAAAAATAAATTAGCAAATAAAGCGACAGGATCAACAACAGTAAAGAAGGTTAGTCCAAATAAAGCAATGGAACAGTTAATGACACAAATGGCAGGCCAAATAAAGAAAGCTTTACCAGAACATATGTCAAGTGAGAGATTCCAAAGGGTAGCATTAACTGCTTTTGGGAGTAATCCTAAATTCTTAAATTGTGAGCCTATGAGTTTCTTAGCTGCAATGATGGACTCAGCACAATTAGGATTAGAGCCAAATACACCTTTAGGACAAGCTTACTTAATACCATATGGAAATAAGGTTCAATTTCAAGTTGGATACAAAGGGTTACTAGAATTAGCACTAAGAAGTGGTAAGATAAAAACTTTATATGCACATGAAGTAAGAGAAAATGACAAGTTTGAAGTTAAGTATGGACTACATCAAGATTTAATACATGAACCAGTACTAAAAGGTGACAGGGGCGAAGTCATAGGATACTATGCAGTTTACCATTTAGACACTGAAGGCCATAGCTTTATATTCATGACAAAGGATGAAATATTAACTCATGCAAAGAGCAAGAGTAAAACATTTAATAATGGACCTTGGCAAACTGACTTTGATGCAATGGCAAAGAAAACAGTTATAAAACAACTTTTAAAATATGCTCCATTAAGCATAGAAATGCAAAGAGCAGTCAGTTCAGATGAAACAGTTAAGACAAAAATAGATGAAGATATGAGTTTAGTATTTGATGAAACGGAATCTATAGAAGCTAACTTTGAGATAAAGGAAGATGAAGATGGACAAACATCTATAGAAACAAACTAATAATAAAAAGGAGTAAGAGAATTATTATAAGCTCTTACTTCTAACATTAAAATGATAGCAAAGTGGGTGATATGGATGGCTATATACAGACCTGTACATGTTACGTTTTGGCAAGATCCAAAAGTTATAGAAGAAATGACTCCAGAAGATAAATTATTTTTTTTATATTTAATAACCAATCCAAAAACAACGCAAATAGGTATATATCAGATAACTAAAAAACAAATGGCATTTGAACTTGGATATTCAATAGAAAGTATAAATGCACTTATGGATAGATTTGAAAATCATCATAAAACTATTATATATAATAAAGAAACTAGAGAGCTTGCAATTATAAACTGGGGTAGATATAACTTCCCAAGAGCAGGAACTCCGATTGAAAATTGTGTAAAGAAAGAACTTGCATCAGTTAAAGATAAGTCTCTTATAAAAATAGTTGGTGAGAGAATTGAAAATAAGAAAATTAAGGAGATATTTATAAGTTTTCTAGAGGATGTACGTGACGAGTTACGTGACGGAGAACGTGACGAGGGGAATAACAATAACAAACATAATAACAATAACAATAATAATAACAAACACAATAATAAAAAAGTAAGTTTGGTTAATGTTGTTGAAGAAATTAATAAAAGATTTAGTTTAGAAGATGAAGACATAAAAAAAGTAGCTAATGTTTACTTAGCTACTGGGAGAGATATTGAGTATTTAATTGAAAAGCTTGATTTAGTAAACAATACCCCAAACGTTAAGAACATTGTAGGTTATTTACTAAAAGCTATCCAAGAGGATTACAAACCTATTATTGACAAAAATAAGAATTCTATACCTGGTGTAAAAACTCGATTTCATAATATAAATCAACACTTTGATAAATATGGATCAGATGAATTAGAACAAATGCTTATAGAAAGCCAAATAGGAAAATTTAAATAGAGGTGAGTAGAGTGAAATACTCCAATATGTGTGATTTTGATTTTACTGATAATTATATGGCATTACTAGCTTGTATAGTAACAGGATTATCAGTAGATGAGTGTGTTAGAAAGATTGCATTACAAAATAGAAGAGATCAAAAGAAAAAATCTAATAAAAAAAGAACTGGAAATAAAAATGGATGTAAAGAAACTTATGTATTTGATATAGAAACAGGTGAACTACATAAGTTTCAAAGTGGGAAAGAAGCAGCACAAAACTTTGGACTTAATCCTGCTGGAGTTGGATTTTATATACAACATAAATATAAATATAAACATAGATATATTTTTACACGAAATAAAGATTTTAAATTTAAGGGGAAATAGAAATGACTAAAATTATAAATTTAAACTATATGAAAAAAGAGCAAGAAAAGTTTTTAGACTACTTGAGAAATGTTGAAGGGATAAAGTATCAAGAAAGCAAATTTGAAGTTCCTATGTGGCTTACATTAGCTTTATTAAGTGAGCTAGTAGAAGTATTAAATGAAACTAAGATACATAAGTGGTGGGATAGATCACAAGTTAACCAAGATAGATTAAAAGAGGAATTAGCAGATTTACTAAGTCATTTAGGAAATTTAGCGAATGAATTAGATGTAGATTTAATTGCTTCAGTTGAAGAAACACAAACAACAAGTTTAGAGAACCAGTTTATTTATATAGCTTATAAAATAACTACATTACCATGGAGAAAGATGTTTGGTAAGCATAAGCTAGACACTTTAATAACTAAATATGTAGAGCTTGTATATTCACTAGGATTTGATATGGAAGAAATAAGAGAAGCATATTTTAATAAGATGAAAGAGAACTATCTAAATCCTAAGTTTATGGAGAGTTGATACTATGAAAAAAGAAGCTAGTATACCAAATGTAAAAGAAACATTCTTTAAACCAAGCGACTATAAAACATATCCAAATTATATGGCATTGGCACAGTGCATATGTGGATTAGAAATCAATGGAAAAGTAAAGTTTCCAGAAAGTGCAGATAAAATAATGAGTGCTTGGGGGATTAAAGGTGGTAATAAGGAGGAATAGTTATAAATTTTAATAAGATTAAATCTAATTCAGTTGAAGAAGAAAAATAAAATCTAAAGTTTATGAGGTGGAGATATTAAATTAAGAGAAAAGATGCCCAATTGGAGCACCTTTAATTTAGTAGATTATTTAATTAGGTAGTTTCAATAAATAAAACTATTAAGATGGATAGATATAAATATTTCCACCACCAAGTATTACTATTCTATACTCAGGACTAATTTTAACTAAATTAAACTTTTCAGAATCAGGAGAAAATCTAATAGACTGAACTAAAACTTGATTCTCGTCAAATACTTGAAGATAAGCTCCTTCAGTTTTTGAAACATTTTGAACTATATATTTGTTATCCTCAGAAAAGTTTAAATCAGCAACCTTATAGACACCTTCTTTAAATAGGTTAACTGCATAAACACTACTAGATAGGCTTAATAAAAAGCATGAAGATAATAAAAGTACAATTATTTTCTTTTTCACATTAAAACCACCTTTCTAGAATAGTTTGACTCTTAAAAAGATAAATATTCGTTAACCTAAAGAGAAATAATTGACTGAATGAAAAAGTAAATTTTACATTTTATATAGAAAAAAGACTAGAAATTAATCTAGCCTTTAATGATAAATGCGTTTGTACACGATGATCATACACAGAAGATAATTCTATTATATGAAGTTATAAATCAGTTATTCAAAAAAATATAAAAGATTTAGGAGGTTGATATGGAAGTTAATTTTACAATATATGGGAAACCACAGGGTAAAGGAAGACCAAGATTAAGTTATGGAAGGATAAAAACACCAGAGCAAACTGTTATGTATGAAAATTATATTAAGTTATTGTATAGAGCACAGGTCAAAACATATTTTGAAGGGCCTATAAAGATAGCTATAAATTGTTTTTATCCAATAGCTAAAAGTGATAGCAAAAAGAAAAAACAGGCTAAGCTAAAAGGAGAAATTAGACCTCACAATATAAAGCCCGATGCAGACAATGTTATAAAGGTAATATGTGATTCTTTAAATGAAGTTGCTTATAAAGATGATACTCAAATAGTTGAATTAATAGCAACTAAGTATTTTTCAGATAAGCCTAGGGTAGAGGTCACAATACAAGAAATTTAAAGCTTATTTTAACTTAAGCAAAATTTAAGGAAATGTATGTATAATTATTATTTATACAATTTTAAGCATTAGAAATATGTGGAGGGTGATAGTATGAATGGCAAAACAAATAAAGGAATTATAAGAAATATAGACTCATTAGGAAGAGTTGTAATACCAAAAGAATTTAGAAAAATGTTAAATATAAAGGAAAATGAGCCTGTTGAAATAGTATGTGAAAATGGAGCTATTACAGTAAAAAAACATAATGATTCATGTATTTTATGTGGATCAAAAGAAGATTTAAAAAATGTAAAAAATATTTTAATATGTGAAAAATGTCTAGAGGAAATGAAAGATATTATAAGTTAAAAGGAAATAGGAAGTGACTGCTTATGGAAAAAAAAGAACTATTTAAAAAGGTAGAAGGAAGATTACATAATTATAAGTTTTTAGAAGCTCAAATAAGTAATATAGAATTAGATATAAAGAAAGAGAAACTGGAATATAGAGGTTGTGGGGCCATAAGTTATGATGAAAGAACAGGTGTAACCTATAATATTTCTAGGAGTGTTGAAAAAGAGGTTATAGCTAAAGAAAAGAAAATAGCCAAGTTGATGCAAAGTAAATTAGAAAAAGAAATAGAGAAAGAGAAGATAGAAAACTCATTAAGCTGCTTAGACCACAATGAAACTAATTTCTTTAAATTATTCTATAACAGTAAAAGCAAAAATAACATGAAGTATATAAGTATAAAATTACATATGGATCGCAGTCATTGCTATAAGATTAGAGAAAGATTAGTTTATAAAGTTATGGGGATGCTATATCCTAATTATGAAGAATTACCATTATTCAATGAATATGATATGCAACCCAACACTTTGACTACATTTTAACTACAAAGTGAAGATTTTTTACAAATAAAAAGGTGGTAATATAGTAGTATAGGAAATTGAAGATAACATAATTTCTTATTCCCCAATACCCCTTTTTATATAATTGCTAGGGTATAATAATTATCCTAGCAACGTGAGAATATAGTTTAATGGTAAAATATCTAATTTAGATGATAGAAGGTTCGATTCCTTTAATTCTCACCAATATAACTTTACGGCTATTAAGAGCACTCTATAGAGGTATGGAGTATAAACTACTTACATTTATTAGTTAGTAACAACAACTTATCCATTTAAAAAAGTCAGGACTTTCTCACCTGGCTTTTTTATTTGTGTAAAAGGGTGAATATATGAAAAAGTGAAAAGATGTTGATGAAGTAATTAAGATGATCTATGAGCTGCCAAGTGCGTTAAGGGATTTTGATAGAGAAATGAGTAAGAAGACTAATTTTGATAAATTCAAGAAAAAAGAAGGAAAAAATAATAATATGTCGAAATGAAATGATAGTTAAAGATTATTTTATGGAGGTAATTAATGAATTTACAGTTAGAAGCAATTAAGGCAGGAATAAGTTTAGGGGTTAGTGCTGGGATTACAGAACTTTCAAAAGCAATGGTAAACGTATATGTAAAGCCTAAATTAGAAGATATTAAAGGTAAATTAAATAAAACTGAAATAGATTTTATAACGCATGATTTTACTGAATATATAGAAAGAAGCTATAAGAAGAATTTATATATAAATACAATTGTATTTAAAAATCAACAAAAAACAATTGATGATTTGTATATACCATTAACTGTTAAAAAGTCAGAGTCGATAGATGGGTGTAATGATAAATTTATAGAGGTATACATAGATAAATATAAAGATGAGTTTATTCCAGCTTACAAAAAAATATTATTAGTAGATAGTGCTGGTATGGGCAAATCTACCATAATGAAATATTTGTATTTAAGTGCGATAAGGCAAAACAAAGGAATACCTATATTGATAGAGCTGCGCAAATTAAGTGGAGATACATCTATAGTTAAATTTATAATGAATGAAATTAATGGAATAAGAGTAAACTTTAATGAAGACGAAATAAGAGAATTAGTTGAAAGAGGTGATTTTATATTTTTCTTTGATGGTTATGATGAAATAAGTAATGAGTCGAAGAGTGTTGTAACAGATAACATACAAGAATTTATATCTAAATCAGGAAATAATTCATTTATAATATCTTCAAGAGACGAGAATGAATTAAATTCTTTTGGTGATTTTCAAAGATTTGATGTAAAAAGATTAGAAGAAGAAGAAGTGTATAAGTTAATTTATAAATATGACAATAATGGGGATTTATCTAAAGAATTAGTAGATAAGTTAAAGACAGAAGATAATCTTAGACTAATAAATGAATTTTTAGATAATCCTTTAATGGTATCGCTATTGTATAAAGCATTTGAATATAAAAAGACAATTCCATATAAAAAACATATATTCTATAGACAAGTATATGATGCATTATTTGAAGATCATGATATGTCTAAAGGTGGAGCATATGTACACTATAAGAAAAGTAAGCTAGATATAGAAGATTTTCATAAGATAGTTAGATATATTGCATTTAATACAGTATCAAAAGGAGTTAACTATCAAAGAGAAACGTTAATAAGTATTATAGACAATGCAAAAGAAAATATAATAGGAATAGAATTTAAACCATCTGATCTTATATATGATTTAACTCATTCAGTACCTATATTTATAAAAGAAGGAAATCAATATAGATGGGTACATAAATCTTTTCAAGATTATTTTGCAGCTAGCTATATTTGGTTAGACTCAAAATCAAATTTAGAAAAAATATTAAATATAATATCTAATGAGGGGAAAATAGATAAATATTATAATGTATTAGATTTTTATTATGATATGGATTACACAAGTTTTACGCAATATATAATACTTCCAATTTTACAGGATTTTGAAAAATTTATTAATACTACTTATACCTCTGAGATATATACAAATTATGATGAAGAAGAAATTTTATTTAGGAAGAATATGATGTTTGTAAATAAATTGATTGAAATTAAAATTTTAGAAAAAGAAAAAATAAATGATTTAAGAAATGAAAAAGATTCGAGAAATAGATTTAGATATTTTTTTAAAGAAAATTCTAAAGTATATAATAGAACATATATAAATATGAGTGATGGAATTGGAATTAGAGTTTCTGAAGAGTCTAAAATATCAACATTAATTAGATTATTGAATCATAAAAAATCAGAGATTATAATAAATGAATATGATTTAATGCCGATATTTGATTTACATAATAAATTAGAAGAAGGTCTTTATATTATAGATAAAAATACATACGATGATCCGAAAAATGGGTTAAATAGATTGGAATTATTTAGTGAAGTTAATAATTATTATAAACATTCAAATTGTCTATATGCTAAAGACTTAAATACAATACCTATTTTAAATTATCAAAAGTGCATTGATTTGAAAAAAGAAATAGAAAGAGAAATTAGCAATACCGACTGTGATTTTGATTTTTTATAAGAGCTCTTTAAGGGTTCTTTTTTATTTTCCAAAACGACGAATAAGTGAGGTGGTGATGTGGCTCGAGTAAGAAGTCCTAATAGAGATAAAGCTTTTAAAATATATAAAGAGCACAACGGAAATATTGCAAATAGAGAAATTGCTAAAATTATGGGTATATCTGAAAAAACTATATCTGGGTGGAAAGCTAAAGATAAATGGAAAGAACATTTAAATGGAGTACTCCAAATAGCTAAAAGGAGTACTCTGAAAGAAAAGCGTAACAAAGGTGGCCAGCCAGGAAATAAAAATGCTACTGGACCTCCTAGAAATAAAAATGCTGAAAAGTTTGGATTTTTCTCTAAGTACCTGCCAGATGAAACATTGGATTTGATGAAAGAAATATCAGAGAAAAATCAATTAGATATACTTTGGGAGCAAATAACAATTCAATATGCAGCAATAATAAGAGCTCAACGTATTATGTATGTTAAAAATAAAGAAGAAATGATAAAGGAACTTAAGAAGGAAGAAACTAGTGAATATGGCCAAAAGATAGAATACGAGTTCCAATTTGCTTGGGATAGACAAGCAACATTCTTAAATGCTCAAAGTAGAGCTATGGGAGAATTAAGGAGTTTAATTAAACAATATGAGTCTATGGTTAATGCTAATTGGAATTTAATTACAGAAGAACAAAAAGCTAGACTAGATCTTATAAAAGCTCAAACAAATAAACTTACTGGTGATAATCAAGAAATAGAAGATACTAGTGACATAGAGAGTGAAATATATGGCAATTAAGAAAAAGAAAACTATTAATTTTAATTTCTCAGAAAAGCATAAAGACTATATAAGAGCTTGTGCGAATAATACATATAATTTTGCAGAAGGAGCCGTAAGAGCTGGTAAAACAGTAGACAATGTATTTGCCTTTGCACATGAGTTAAAGAATACACAGGATAGAATACATTTAGCAAGTGGTTCAACAAGTGCTAATGCTAAGTTAAATATAGGTGATGCTAATGGATTTGGATTAGAGTATATATTTAGAGGTCAAAGTCATTGGGGAAAGTTTAAAGGTAATGAATGTCTTTATATTAAAGGTCCAGCAACAAATAATAAACAAAGAATAGTTATATTTGCTGGTGGGGCAAAGGCTGATAGTTATAAAAAGATAAGAGGTAACTCTTATGGAATGTGGATAGCAACTGAAATAAATTTACATCATGATAATACTATTAAAGAAGTATTCAACAGAACTATAGCTGCTAAGAAAAGAAAGATATTTTGGGACCTTAACCCTGATAATCCAAATGCACCTATATATAAAGAGTATATAGATAACTATAAGAAAAAGTATGAAGAAGGAACTTTAAAAGTTGGATATAATTATCAACATTTTACTATAGATGATAATATTAATATTCCAGATGAAAGAAAAGAAGAGATTAAAAGTCAGTATGATAAAACATCTATATGGTATCAAAGAGACATATTAGGCAAAAGATGTATTGCAGAAGGTCTTATATATAGACAGTTTGCTAATGATACAAAGAAATATATTATCTCTAATAGAGAAATTGCCAATTTAATTAAGATTACAATAGCTGTAGACTTTGGAGGTAATAAGTCAGGGCATGCATTTGTAGCGACTGGTATTACTGCTGGATATAAAGAATTAATAACATTAGCAAGTGAACGACATTTTGGTGATGATATAGATCCTGAAAAACTAGGGGAACTATTCACTAACTTTGTAAAGAAAATAAATCACAAATATGGTTTTGCAGAAGTTGCTTATTGTGATAGTGCAGAGCAAGTGTTAATAAGAGGTTTAAGGAATGCAGCTATAAAAGAAGGATTAAATATAAGAGTTGCTGATGCATGGAAAACTAGTGTTAATGACAGGATAAATGCTACTTCAAAATTAATAGCTCAAGGTAGGTTTAAGTATACTGAAGATTGTGAAACACTTAAAGATGCTTTATGTTCAGCTATATGGAATCCAAAGGAACTTAAAAATGAAAGGCTAGACGATGGTACATCTGATATAGATACTCTAGATGCTTTTGAATATAGTTTTGAAAGAGATATAAGACGTTTATTAGATGTATTTATACAAAGGTAAAATTTAACTATCCACTAAATATGTATTTTAGGTATAGTTGAAAAGTATATTTAAGTAAAATGTTTAAATTTCAACGTTTGTTAGTGCTTTTATTAAGGTTTTAAATTTATTAATTCTAAGCTAAATATAAAAATTAAATAAATAAAGTTAGTTAAAATTAATATAAATAAATTGAGATTTATATTTTACTTAAATAAATAAATTAAAGTACAATTTATTTAATATAAAACTTTAATTTATTATTTTTCTAATGAAAATTTAAAAGAGGTATTTATTTATGTTCTCAAGATTAAAAAAAGCGATTAAGGGGGTGGTTTATAACATGTTAAATAGAATTGATATTGCTAAAGAATTAAATATAGAAATTGCAATGAATGATAATATGGCCAATGCGATTAACTTATGGAGCAATATGTATAATAATAGTCCCCCTTGGATTAATAATGAAGTAGTTCCATTAGGTATTCCTGGAGCTATAGCTAATGAGTTAGCAAGACTGGCTACTATAGAATTTAAAAGTAAAATAAATAATAATGAGGGTTTAAATGAAATCTATCAAGAGCTAATAGATGTATTAAGGATTAATACAGAATATGCATGTGCTAAAGGTGGATTAATATTTAAGCCCTATTTTAATGGAAAAAATATAGAGATAGATCTTATTCACCAAGATAACTTTTTACCTATTTCATATAATGCTATAGGAGAAATTACAGCAGCAGTTTTTTTAGAGTATAAAATTATTGGTGATAAAAAGTATACTAGATTAGAGTATCATGATTTTAAAGAAGGTAATTACACTATAAAGAACATAGCATATGTAAAAAGTAACCTTGTAAAAGACAATAGTCTAGGGAAAAGAACTATATTAGCAAGTGTTCCAGAATGGAGTCAATTACAAGAAGAGATAACAATAAATAATATCACAAGACCTTTATTTAGTTATTTTAAGATACCACAGGCTAATGCTATAGATGTTAATAGTCCTTTAGGTGTATCATGTTATGCTAAAGCCAGTGATTTAATAAAGGAAGCAGATAAACAATATTCTCGGATATTATGGGAATATGAAGCAACAGAAATAGCTATAAATGCATCTGAAAGCTTATTTGTAAGAAAAGAAGATGGTACATATGAACTCCCAAAAGGTAAAGAAAGATTATATAGAATATTTCCTTGGGAAGACAGAGAAGGAAAAAGAAATTTAGATACATTTAGCCCCGATATAAGGGATAGTAATTTATTTAATGGACTTAATAATATATTAAGAAAAGTTGAGTTTAACTGTGGACTTGCTTATGGGACTTTAAGTGATATTAATGATGTATCTAAGACAGCAACAGAGATAAAGACATCTAGGCAAAGAAGTTATTCAACTGTTAAAGATATACAGAAATCTCTAGAAAAAGCTCTTAAAGACTTAATAGTGAGTATGAATGATTTAGCAACTTTATATAAGTTAAATGTAAGTCCTATAGATATAGATAAAGATGTTAGTTTTGATTGGGATGATTCACTTGTACTTGATAAAGATAGTGAATTAGAATCAATGCGAAATGATGTTGCAGCTGGTATATTAAGACCTGAGATATATTTAGCTAAGAAATATGGAGTATCTGAAGAAGAAGCACTAAAAATGATGCCTAATGTTGAAGATAGCATAAAGACTAAATCTCCTTTCGATGATCTAGAGGAATAGTATGGCATTAACTCCAGAAGAATTAAAGTCTATACCTGAAAGTTTTATTAACTTATACCAAGAGTTAGAAGATTTTATAATCGCTGATATAGCTAGAAGGATTGCTAAGGTTGGTAATTTAACAGATAGTGCTAAACTAGAGACTATAAGAGCAAATGAGATAGGTATATCGCTTAATCTTATAAAAGAAAAGATTAAAGAAATATCAGATATGACTGAAGAAAAGGTAAATGAAATCTTTAATGATATTAGTATATATTCTATTGCAAAAGAAAATGAATTATATAGTGCTGCTGGATTAAATACTGTTAAAGTAACTGAAAATGTAGCATTGGCCAATATAATAGAATCTGCTATCAAACAAACTTCCGGAGATCTATATAACTTAACTCAATCTATGGGATTTGCACAGAAAGTTAATGGAAAAGTAGTATATAAACCTATAGCTAAATACTATCATGATGCAATGGATTTATCTGTTATGCAAATTAAATCAGGATCAACAAATTATAATACAGCTATTAAACAAGCTGTAAATAGATTATGTGAAAGTGGTATAAGAAGTGTTGATTATGAAGGTGGAGTTGCAAATAGAATAGATGTTGCTGTTAGAAGGGCTGTTTTAACTGGGTCTAATCAAATGTCACAAAAGTTAACTTTAGAAGGAATGAAAGAGACTGGAAATGACTTTGTAGAAACTACAGCACACATTGGAGCAAGACCAAGTCATGCACTATGGCAAGGTAAAGTATTTTGTTATAGTGGAAAAAGTAAAGAATATCCTCCTTTTATAGAAAGTACAGGCTATGGTACAGGTCCAGGACTTGGAGGATGGAACTGTAGACATAGTTTCTACCCTTTTATTCCAGGAATAAGTAAAAGAGCCTATACAGATGAAGATTTAGAGAATATAGATCCACCGCCATTTACTTATAATGGTACAGAATATACTTATTATGAAGCAAGTCAGCATCAAAGACTTATTGAAAGAAATATAAGAAAAACTAAAACTCAATTAATAGGATATAAGGCTGCTGGACTTACAGAGGAGTTTACTAATACTAGTATTAAACTTAAGCAACAGGAAAAGTATTATAGAGAATTTAGTAAGGCTGCTAATATACCTATAGAAAAGGATAGACTTCAAGTATATAAATTCAATAAAAGTATATCTCAAAAGGCTGTTTGGGCTAAGAAAAAATATGATCAACAAGAATTTAATAAATTTAAAGATGGATTAGGATCTTTAGCACCAAAAACATTAGAAGAATTTAAGGATATAATGTATAATAAGCATACAGAGTTTAACTCTCTTAAGGAGAAACTAGAACTTGTTAGTTCATATAAAATAGATTATGGATATATATCACCAGAAAAAATTTATGAGTTAGATAAAAAGGCTTTTACAGCTAAGAAAACAAGATTTGACTATAGTAATTTTACCGGTAAAAATAGAAAGAACATTAAAAAATTAAGTTCTGGTGGAAATTTTGCTATTATGGAATTTGAAAATAAACAATATTTTGCACATAGTTCAGTAAATGATACTCTAGATATAGAGTACGACTCTATAAAAGGTAATAAAGATGATTTTATTTTACATATGGAAAATAGAGCATTTAAAACATTAGTTATAAATGAAATTCCTAGAGAGTATTGTACTGAAGCAAAAATGTTTGAATACATTAACTCTAAGGTGTCAAAAGATTTTGATGGTGAGATAACAATATTATCCGAACTTGATATGTGCGAAAGTTGTAGGGGTGTATTAAAACAATTTAAAGAAAAATATCCTAATACAAAAGTAAACATTATTTCAGGAAAAGAAGGTTTTAACTGGAGAAAAAGGAAGTGATTTAATTGGGTTATATACAATTAGAAGATTCATATGAAGACATAAAAGGGGCAACCCTAGATACATTAAATAGGAATAAAGATAGATATAATTTACCTATAAATCAAGCTGTTGCTTATTTTATGCATGAATCAGAAGGAATATTTGAAGAAAATGAATTTGAAAAAACTGTGACATTAATTCCAGTAGGAATATTTTTAACAGAAAATAAGTACAAACATAAGATATTAAAAGATGTTGAAAATGCGATTAAAGACATAGAAAGTAATAAATACGATAATTTATTTTTAAACACAGAAGATAAAAATCAGATAGAGAAAGACATTCAACTTATAAAAGATAATATAGAAGCACTTACTAATTAAAAAATAGTAGGTGCTTTTATTATGCAAAAAATTAATTAAGAAAGGAATGACTATAGATGGCAAAGTTAAGTGAAATATTAGGAGATAACTACAATACGTTATCTGAAGATATAAAAAGTAAATATAAGGATATAGATTTAGTTGATAGTTCTAAATATGTTGAAAAGACTAAATTTGATGAAGTTAAGCAAGCTAAAAAACAACTTGAAACAGATGTTAAAGATAGAGATACACAATTAGAAACTTTAAAGAAATCAGCTGGAGATAATGCTACTTTAAAGCAGCAAATTGAACAATTACAAAATGATAATAAAAAGAAAGATGAAGAATATCAAGCAGAGCTTAAAGATTTAAAATTAACTAACGCTATTAAATTAGCTATAACTGATTCAGCACAAGATATTGATTTAGTAGCTGGATTAATAGATAAATCTAAGCTTATTTTATCTGAGGATGGAAAGGTTACAGGCTTAGATGAACAAATAAGTGGATTAAAAGAAAATAAAAGCTTTTTATTTAAGGCGGAAGAAAATAATGATCCAGGTAATCAAATTCAATTCACTAAGAAAATAAATGGTAATGGTAGTGGAAATGGTAAACAAAGTTTATCTGAGTTAATGCAAGCTAAAAATGCTAATCCAAATATGGAAATTAGCTTTAAATAAATATAAATAAAAAATAATAAAAGAAAGAAGGAATGACAATGCCAAGTTTTGATGAAAAAATATTTAACGGTGAGGTATTTGGCCAATACATGGGTACCGTACCTAACCTAAATAGAAATGAGCTTATAAAGAGTAAAGCTATAAGACAAAGACAAGATATAGCTAATTTATTTAGTGCACAAGTAGGTGGAAACTATGCAACTATACCTATAACTGGAAGAATAGGAGGAAAAGCACAAAACTATGATGGAAAAACATCAGCAGAAGCACAAAAGTTAAAAACTTTTAGTCATAGTAGAGTTGTAGTAGGCAGACAGGCTGCTTGGGTAGAAACTGACTTTAGTTATGATATAACTGGAGGTAAAGATTTTATGGAGCAAGTAGGAGATCAAGTTGCTGAATACTGGGATGATGTAGATCAAGCTACATTATTATCAATATTAAAAGGTATCTTTAGTATGACAGGTAAGGAAAACTTAAAGTTTGTAAATGAACATACTTATGATATAACAGCATCTAAAAATAAAGAAGAGCAAGTATTTACTGCAACTACTTTAAATACAGCAATCCAAAAGGCTTTAGGAGACAATAAAGCTAAGTTCTCTATATCAATAATGCATTCAGCCGTATCAACTAATTTAGAGAATTTAAAATTAATATCATATATGAAGTATACTGATGGACAAGGTATAGAAAGAGATTTAACTTTAGGTACTTTAAATGGTAGAGTTGTTCTTATAGACGATAATATGCCAGTGGAACATGTAGAAGCTAAAGGAACTGAAGGACAGTCAGACTATGTACCAGCTTATAATAAGTATACTACTTATGTATTAGGTGATGGTGCATTTGAATTTACAGACTGTGGAGCTAAAGTACCTAATGAAATGGCAAGAGATCCTAAAACAAATGGTGGAGAGACTACTTTATACAGTAGACAAAGAAAAGTATTATCTCCTTTTGGAATATCATTTACTAAAGCATCTATGGCTAGTTTATCACCAACAGATGAAGAATTAGAAATGGGAGCAAACTGGGAATTATGTAATAATCAAGGAAAGACAAAGGAATATATAGATCATAGATTAGTTCCTATAGCTAGAGTAATAACTAGAGGATAGTAGTATGGATAAATATATAGATTATAAGTTTTATAGTGAAGTCTTTGGAGGAAAATTATCTTCCAAGGACTTTTCTTTATATGAATTTAAAGCTAGAAAATTTATAGATACTATAACCTTTAACAGAATCAATGAAAATAACTTAAATGATGATATAAAAATGGCTATATGTATATCTCTAGATAAATTTAAAAAATATGATGATGAAATAAGCTTTAAATCAAGTGAAAGTGTAGGTAAACATAGTGTTTCTTACTCTGAAGAATTGGTAAAGAATTTCAAAGAAAATCTTTATAAAGAAATAAGCATATATTTACCAAATGATTTACTTTATAGAGGTGTGTAAATATGGCTAATATGACTTTATTTAATAGTATATATAATCCGGAAACGGAGCGTACAGAGTATATACGAACTTATTTATATGATATTGAATGGCAAGGGGAGCAAGCTGTTACAGTAGGTGATAAAGGTTTATTAAGCGCTGATAAAATAACTTGTTTCATACCATTTACAGTTAATACAGAAGATAAAAAATATATCTCTCCTGGAGAATTTATTAAATTGGATATTAAAGAAGCTAATAAATTTTACACATTAAAAAAAGGTGATTTTATAGTAAAAGATATAGTTGATTTTAAACTTTCTTCATATGAAAGAGATAAGCAATTTAAAGATTTAGAACGTCTTTATACAGTTGGAACTATAGTAAGTGTGATAAAAAATGATTTTGGAAGTGAATATTTACAACATTGGGAAGTAGGTGCTAAGTAATGCCACTTAATGTTATTTTTAAGATGGATGGAATAGAAAAGATTTTAGCTAAACGAAACCTTGAGGAAAGAGGAAAGGCCCAGGGATTTTTAACTAATGAAGTAGCTAGAATGGCTAATCCTTACGTACCATTTAAAACAGGGGCATTAAAAGATATCCAGGTAGAAATTTCAAATGGAAAAATTAAATATAAAGCTCCTTATGCTCGTAAACAGTACTACAACAACTCAGGAAATGGAAAACAAGGTACGAATAAAGGTGGTATGAGAGGTAAGAGATGGATTGAAAGAATGTGGGCAGATAAAGGTCCGGAAATTGTAAAGTCTGTTGCTTCATTTGTAGGAGGTAAAGCTAAATAAATGACTATTATAGAGAGCATAAGAAAATTTATAAAAAAATGTCCTTTTTTAGAAGAGTTTAATGGAGCTGTAAGAATAGGAGTTGACTATTTAGATTCAGAAGCAACTACATATTCTATAGAAAAAGTTCCGTGTAACCCTATTATAAAAAAGTATGTTGATGGATCTAGTAAAAGACAAGAACAATTTATATTTGCAAGTAGGGAAAGTTATGGTGAAGATATATTTAATAACTTGGAAAATATTAATTTTTATGAAAAATTTGCAGAGTGGATTGAACAAAACAACGATGAAGGTAATTTACCTATTTTAGATAATAAAGAGGCTTTATCAATAGAACTAACAAGCAATGGATATGCCTTTCAAACAGATATTGACAAAGCTCAATATCAAATACAAATGAAATTAATTTATATGGAAGGGAAGTAGATAAAATGGCTGTAAGAAAGAGAAAAACAGTAGCTGACTATTTAAAGGTTGGTAAGGAGTTTGTTTTTATGGGTGTAGGATTTACGGAGTTAAATGAAAGTCCAAGTGCTAAAACAAAAAGCAAACAATATATAAATGAACAATCAGTAACAACAAGTATAACAGGATATGAAACTGAATTTGGTTTTGAAACAGACCAGATAAGAGATGAAAAAGCCATAGATTTTATATGTAACATTGGAGAACTTCAAAAAATTGGAGCAGATGCTGAAACAGAATATATAAAGGTAGATTTAGATAAGCCTGCAAAAGCCGAGAATGGATTTAGAGCAAGAAAGTTTAAGGTAGCTGTATCTATAGACGATTTTGAAGCTAAAGACAATGAAATGAGTGCTAAAGGGAAATTACTAGGTATGGGAGACTTAGTAGTAGGAACTTTTGATACATCTACTAAGACCTTTACAGAAGGGTTTGAAGCTAAAACAGAATAATTAAAGGGGTGTATGTAATGATAAAGATTTTAGGTGAAGAGTTTGAATTAGATACAATGGATTTAGATGTATCTGAAACTATAGAAAAGGAAATGAAAAAAGTTCCTGAAAAACTTAACAAATTAAGCAATAATGTAACTAGGATAGAGGCTATAAGAGAAACTATAATTATAGTTTCGGAATGTATGGATAATATTTTAGGTAAAAGTGCAAGTGAAAGGATATTTAAGGGTAAAAGAAATCTTAAATTAGCTATGAAAGCATTTGAAGAGTTAGCCATAGGTATAAGTAAAGAAGATGAAAATGTAGAAAAAGAATTTCAACAATCTATAAATAAATATTCTTCAAATAGAGTTGCTAAAAGACATCAAAATCATCAAAATAAGAAAATTTATAATAAAAAGTATAATAAAAAATAATGAATATACTTATTGATTTACTACCTACAAAAGTAGAAATAGGAAAGAAGATGTACAAAATTAATTCAGATTTTCGTACATCTATTTTATTTGAATTATTGATGTATGATGATTCTATTTCTGATGAATTTAAATGTATTCAAGCTTTAGAATTGTATTATCCTTCAATACCACCAGAAAGATACTTTGAAGACGCTATACATAAAATATTATGGTTTTATAGTTGCGGCAAAGAAACTGAGAATAAAGATGAAAATGCTGAAAATAGCCATTCTAAGGTAGAGAGAGTATACTCTTATGAATATGATGATAGTTATATCTATAGTGCTTTTTTAAGCCAGTATAATATAGATTTACAAGATATAAACGATTTACATTGGTGGAAATTTAAAGCAATGTTTGAATCTTTAAAAGAAGATAATAAGATTTGTGAAATAATGAAATATAGAGCATCTGATTTATCTAAAATAAAGGATAAAGAAGAAAAAGCATTTTATAAAAAGATGAAACAAATATATAAACTTCCTGAGTATATAGATAAAGAGCAAAAAGAAAAAGAAGATGAAATTGCTAAAATATTAATGGGGGATGGAGTATTAGATCTTGATGTACTTACTTAAAAATAGTAGGTACTTTTTTATACCTAAATTCAAATGAAAGGAGGGTGATATATGTCAGATGGAACTATTGTAATTGATACCAGGATAGATAGTTCTGGAGCAAGAAGAGGAACTAGAGAACTATATCAAGAAGCTAATAGATTAGCTAATGAATATAAAAGAGCTGGAATGAGTTCTTCTCAAGCTTGGAAAAGAGCTTGGAGTGAAATAGAAGGTAGTAGTAGACGAGGAACAAATGAAGTAAGAGGAAATATAAATTCTATATCATCTATTGCAAAAAAATGTGCAACTGCTCTAGGTGGCTTATTTATATTAGATAAAGTTAAAGATTATGCTACTGAAGTTGTTAAAACTGGAATTAGTTATAATGCTATGTCAGAACAAGCACAAGTTGCATGGGCTACTATTTTAGGAAGTCAATCAAAAGCATCTCAGATGATGAAAGATATTGAAAAATATGCAGCTGAAACTCCTTTTAGTAAAATGGGAGTCGATGCAATGGCCAAACAATTAACCAATGCTGGATTTCATGGGAAAGCACTGTTTGATCAATTAACTAAGTTTGGCAATATGGGTTCAGCTTTTGGTATACAGGAAGATAGTTTAAAAGAAATGGTTAGACAGTATTCTCAAGTTCAACAAGCACAAGTTGCATATACTGAAGATTTAAATATACTTCAAGATAGAGGTATTCCAATATTTAAGGCATTAGGTGAAGTTATGGGAGTTCCTGTTTCACAGGTTAAAAAACTAGCCAGTGAGGGTAAAGTCACATCTGAAGTTTATAATAAAGCAATAGATAGTATTGCAAGTCATACAACTGGAGCTATGGAGAATCAATCAAAAACTTTTTCAGGTATGATGTCAACATTAGAGGATAACTTGACAATGTTAGCTGGAGCATTAGCTAAGCCTATATTTGATAAAATGAAAGATAATTTACAAGGATTAATGCCTAAACTAGAAGAGTTTACTACATTAGTTGGTAAAGAAGGTATAGGAAATGCAATAAGCACTATGTTCCCACAGTTAAAACCTTTAGTAGATTTTTTTACAAGTATAGCTAATGTATTAACTACTGTCGTTATACCAGCTCTTTTAAATTTTGGTGGATGGATAGCATCTAACATTGGACCTATTTTATTTTTAGCAACAACCATTGGTGGAGCTGTATTAGCATTTAAAGGTTTTATGATCGTAAAAGGTATTGTTTCTGCATTTCAAGAAGCTCAATTAGCAATAGCTTTATTTTCAATGAATGCTGAAGGAGCTACTATAGCACAAGGAGCATTTAATGGAATGTTGACTCTAGGAGAAACAGTTGTTGCTTTACTTACTGGAAAAGTTACTTTAGCTGCTTTAGCACAAGAGGCTTGGAATGCTGTAATGGCAATGAACCCTATAGGTTTATTAGTTATGGCAATAGGAGCTTTAGTAGCAGCTTTTATTTATTTTTGGAATACATCTGAAAGCTTTAGAAACTTTTGGATTGGATTATGGGATGCTGTAAAGAATGCTTGTATTACAGCCTGGAATTCAATATGTACATTTTTTACTGATACAATACCAAATGCATTTAATAGCATAATTAATTTTTTTAAATCTGATTGGAAAGAAATATTATTATTTATAGTTAATCCATTTGCTGGGGCTTTTATGTTAGCTTATAAGCACTGTGATGGTTTTAGAAATTTTATAAATAACTTAGTAAACAATATAAAGATGTTTTTTGTAAATGGTTTTAATAATATGAAAACTTCTGTAATTAACTTTGCAACTAATGCATTACTTACAATACAAACATGGGGTACTAATGTATGGAATTTTTTTGTAGTAACGATTCCTTCATGGATTACTAATATTTTTAATTGGTTTAATGAGTTACCATATAAAATAGGTTTTGCTTTAGGTTTTGTAGTAACTAAAATTATTATGTGGGGAGTTGGAGTCTGGAATTATTTAATGACTAATGTACCAATTTGGATTAACAATGTAGGAACATGGTTCTCAGAACTTCCAGGTAAAATATGGACTTGGTTGTGTGATTCAATAAATAAAGTTGCTGCTTGGGGTTCTGAGATGTGGAACAAAGCTACAACTATAGCTAGTCAATTTATTTCAGATTGTATAAATTATATATGTCAATTACCAGGTAAAATATGGACTTGGCTATGTATAACAATAAATAAAGTTTCTGCTTGGGGGTCTCAAATGTGGGCTAGGGTTAAAGCTATAGCTAGTCAATTTGTTTCAGATTGCATAAACTATATATGTCAGCTACCAGGTAAAATATGGACTTGGCTTTGTAATGCTATATCTAAAGTAGCAGCTTGGGGAAGCAACCTCTGGAATACTGGAAAAAATGCAGCTTTAAGATTAGTACATGCTGTTGTTGATACTGTTAAATCTATACCTGGAAAGATGATTTCTATTGGTAGAAATATAGTACATGGTGTATGGAATGGAATAACAGGAGCAGCAGGATGGTTTAAAAGTAAAATTCATGATTTTTTTGGTGGAATAGTTGATGGTGCAAAATCGGCTTTAGGAATCCATTCTCCAGCTAGAAAAATGATTCCTATAGGTAAATATACTGTAGAGGGTACTGAAGTTGGTATGTCTAAACAATTCCCTAAGATGCAAGAAAAGTTTAAAGGTAAAGTACATGGACTTGTTTCTGATATGAAAGCTAAAGTACAATATGAATCTATTTCTTTAGGAAGTTCCATTTTATCAAAGAGTAATTTTGACATTATAGAAAAAAATAATGATAAAAATAATCAATCAGATGTTTCAGGAGTAATTTCATCTTTGAATAAAACTTTAAAATCTCTTGATCCAAAGATTTATTTAGATAGTGAAGAACTTCTTTACTCTAAAGCTGAATTAATAAAAAATTCTTTAGATAGGAATGAACAAAGGAATCCTAAATTTGCATATTAAGGAATCCTTTTTATATTATGGGGGTGATACTTATTAAAGCATATATTCAAATAGATGGTATAAACTCTTTCTATAGCTTAGGGTTAAATATGTATTTAATGGATATAGAAAGTATAAATGAAGATGTAGAACATACTCCAGTAGAAGGTAGAAGTGGAACACTAACAGAAAGAAAAGGTACTTATCAAGATAGAAAGTTACGTTTTGGATTTGATTTAAAACGTAGATCCAAGGAATCTCTTGAAAGCTTTTATAGTAGAATATTTGATGTTGAAGAATGGATTGATAATTCTATAGGTAAAGAACTAATTTGTTTTACAAACTGTAACTTTAAATATCTAATAAAAAGTCTTTCTAAAAAGACAGAGCCTACAATGCATATGTGTTCAATAGAAATAGAATTTATATGTGATCCGTTTAGATATTTAGCAAATGAAACCACTATAGTTTTAAATTCAGGAGCTAATATATTCTACTTAGGAACAGTACCAGGAGAATGCAATATAAAAATATTCGGTCAAGGTAATGTACAACTTACTATAAACTCAAATACTATTATAATCAATAATATTAATGATTATGTGGAGTTAGATAGTAAGCTTTTAGAATGCACAGATAAAGATAGATTAAGTAAAAATAGAGATATGATAGGACATTTCCTTGTATTAACAAGAGGTAATAATAAAATTAGTTGGGTAGGTAATGTATCTAAAATTGAGATACTACCAAGGACAGCATTTAAATAGGAGTATATATATTATGAGTAATAGAAAAATAGTAAAAGTATGTATCTTTAATCAAAATGCAAATCCAGATGAAGTTATTTATTCAAATGGGGATAAGATACTTGATAATATAATAATAGAGGCTAAAACAGATGAACATCTTTTAACTGGTGAGTATTATTTAGATTTAGTTTCTTTGATAGATAAAGAAGGACTTCATGAATCTTTAATTGAGGAAGCTATTATTAAGGTACAGTTAGACTATGGAAATGAATATTTTAGAATAGCTAAAGTAAATAGAAGTAGTAGAGACGTAAAAGTATTTGCTAGACAAATTACAATATCTGAAATGCTTGATATGTGGATTGAGGATACTAGACCAACAGATACTAGTGGGCAAGGTGCATTATCAATATTAAGACAAAAATCAATAGGTAAGAAAGATATACAACTCTTTTCAGATATAGAAAAGATTAATACAGCTTATTATATGAAAATGAATGTATATCAAGCTATATATGATTGTGATCAATCTTTTATAAATAGATGGGGTGGAGAAACGTTAAGAAGAGGTTATACTGTTTCTTTAAATAAAAGAATAGGAGCAGATAGAGGTGTTCAAATACGTTCTAGAAAAAATCTAACTGGATTTGAAGCTAAAACAGATATAGATAATGTATGTACTAGAATTAAGCCAACTGGATTTGATGGTATAACTATAGATGGATATATAGATAGTCCTCTTATAAAGAAATATAGTGCTGTTAAGACAAAAGAAATTAAATATGAATCTGTGAAAGTAAGAGACGAAAAAAATCCTGATGAAGGATTTAAAACACTTAAAGAAGCACAAGAAGAACTTAAGAGACTAGCAAAGTTAGAGTTTACACAAAAGCATATAGATGAATTAAGGGCATCGTATAAAATTAATTTTGTACAACTTGAATATACAGAGGAATATAAAAACTATGTTCAAGCTGAAAGAGTCTATTTAGGTGATACAGTCAATGTTTATGAAGAAAAACATAAAGTACATGTTAATGTTAGATGTATTAGAAAGAAATATGATGTTTTAAGACAAAGAACTATAGAAATTGAATTATCAAATACAGATATAAGTCAAAAGTCTATAACTACTTCGGATATATTAGCAGAGCTAAACTCTATAATAAAAGATACTAAAAATAATAACGTACAAGATATTATCCAAAGTATGATAAACTCAGGAATTAAAGACAGTTATGTGATTCCTAGACAAAATGAAATTATAGTAGCTGATAATAAGGATTTAAATTTAGCTCAAAATGTTGTAAAACTTAATAAAAATGGCCTTGCATTTAGCCAAACTGGATATTACGGAAAATATAGTTATGGATTTACAATCAATGGAGTTATAAACGCTAGTTTAATAGCAACTGGTATACTTAGTACAATAATGATTCAAAATAGGGATGGAAGCTTACAAATTGATTTATCTGGTACAAATGGAGTTAAGTTTTTAAAAAATGGAATTAAAGCTGTGGAATTAGCAGGCAATATGCTTAAGTTTTATGATTGGGATGGAATAGGTAAACATATAGGAGAAATTTTTTCAGGAAGAATAACAGGTACTGAAATTCCAGGAATAATTTTATCGAATTCAACAGATGGTTATTCTGGAATAGCTTACGAAGATAAAAATACTTCTAATTCATATCCTTTTTATATAAAATTCGATAAATATAATTTAACAGGAAATGCTCCCTATCCTATTATGGTTTATGAAAAAATGTGTATGAATGGATGGGGGTTAGTTTTAGATAAAGATGGTTTAAATGAAATATATAGATCTACTGATGGTAATAATTTTATAAATAAAGCAACTAATTACTGGGGAGTTATTGGAAGTAATCTTAAATGGAAAATGAAATTAGGAAATGAAAGTTTTTGGCTATATGATTTAAATACTGATGCCGCATATTTTAATTCAAGTCCTTATGAAACTTATTTTGCTGGACGTGATTATAAATATGCATCTTTTAAAAGTGGTCATTGTAAATTATGGGATGGTTCTCAAATATATGCATCATTTTCTACAGAAAATGGATTTAGTTTTTGGAAAAATGGTAATGATGCCTTATTTACTTCAACAACTAATAATCTAGTTTCTAAATTGAAGTTTTATGCAGATAATGGAATACATGTTAATGGAGACTTTACTGTAAATGGAAATAAAAACTGTGTTCAAAAAACTAAACATTATGGAGAAAGATTATTCTATAGTGTAGAGGATTGCGAAAGTTATTTAACAGATAGAGGTATGCATTTATTAACTGTAGATGAAGTTAAACATAATAATAATAAAGTTACATATGAAAGAGTAGTTCTATTAGATAATATATTTAAAGATAGTGTTAATCTTGATTTAGATTATACAGTTGAAATAATAAAGCAAGGCTGGGGAGATTACAGAATAAAAGAACAAACAAAAGATTATTTTATAGTTGAATCAGATAGAAAAGATTTTACCTTTAAATATGTTGTAACAGCTAAAAGACAAGGATTTGAAGAAGAAAGAAATAAAGAAGTATTTCTAGATGCTTTAAAAGAAAATGATTTAAATAATAATATTATCGAAAATAAAGAGTATTGGAGATTATATACAGAAAAAGAAGGTGATAGTATTGGCAGTAAATAACTTTCATTTTAAGTTAGATATAGAAAGAGAAGACCATATACCTAAATTTAGATTAAAGCAGTATGACACTGCTATTTTTTATGCATCTTTATATAAAAATGGACTTCCTTATCATTTTGAGGGCGAAAAAATTAAAATGTTCGTAAAGAAATCAGATGGAACTATAGTATATCAAGAAGATAATATAACTATTCAAGATGATGAAGTTAAAATAAATGTAAAAAATCAAGCATTAACAGCAAGTGGATTAACTTATGCTGAATTAGAATTAAAATCATCTACTGGACAAGTAACAACAGCTACATTTTTATTTGAAGTAAGAGAAAAAGTAGGGTCTGATAAGGCTATAGAATCTATTACAGATATATGTACTTTAGAAAAGCTTGATAGATATGTTGGCCAAGCTAAAAAAGAACTAGATAAATTTAAGAAAGAACTTGCTCCGTTAGAGGATTTAGTAGCAAATAAAGATAAATTAGAAGGCCAAAATACAGAAGCTAAAATTAATGTAAAAGAACTAGAAAGAGTTTTAGAGCAAGCCAATAATATAGTTTCTAACGGTGGTAAAAAGGTAACTGGAAATAATGTTATAACAGATAGTTCAAATGGATATATACAAAATTTAAAGTTAACTGGTAAAACATTATTTAATATAATACCTTTGAATCCTTCTAAATGGGTGTTAGGAGGAAGTGGAGAAAACTTAGGGGTAAATGCTTATTATTCAATTTACTTAAGTGATTTACCAATAAATCCTAATACAAATTATAGTTATAAATTATTTGGATTACCTCAAAAATGTAATTCTCATTGGTTTCATTTAACAGCTCCAAAAATAACTAAAAGTCCAGAAGGTACTTTTACATCTCTATCGGAGATAGGAAATTCATTTCTTCATCTATATCCAAACGGAGATCAAAAGTTTACTTTGGATGATGTAAAAAATGTAAAGATTGTTCTAGTTGAAGGAAATGAGAAAATAAATGATTATTTTGAAGGCCTTAAATCGGTTGGAGATGGAGTAGACAATATATCATTAAAGAGTAGTAATTTAAATTTATTTGATGAAAAATTATTAAGTTCTAAACTTGAAGCTGATGGATATTACCATTTCAGGACAACAGGTAATAATAATTGTAGTTTATATATGGGATTTGTTAACGATAACTATCAGCAAATAACAGATATGACTCCGAATATGGTTTTAGACTTATCTAAATTTGATTTAAGCAATTGGAAATTTTTGATAGGAATAAATGGAGATGTTAAAGACGATAAGGTTTTAATTCCTGTTGAACAAATAGGTTATTTAAATACTACCTTTTTCAAAGGATGCGAATTCGTAAAGGTTGATAATAATCATATCAAGGTTAGAAATATAGAACTTAGTATTAATAAAAAAACTCCTAGCTATCTACGTCACGAAGAAAGTAAAAGAAACCTTTTATATTATGATTCTAAATCTAAGATATGGAAAAAACCTATTTTAAGAAGTTTAGGAAGTGTAAAAGATTCAGTAGTAGAAAAGTATTGTAATAAATATTTATTACATAAATTAATATCAGTAATAACCTTTGATGGCTCAAGTGATGAGAATTGGTCTATTGAAGTTGATAGACCTGTTGGATATATAAGAGCTAATATAGATGTTCCTGGCAAAAAAATTGGATTAACAAATCTTTTAGCAAATAATTTAAGTTATATTGGAGATGCCTGGGGAGATTCTAACAATAAAGAAAGTATTAGTGGTTCAATAACTAATTCTAGAATTTATATAAGATTAAAAAAAGATAAGTGTTCAGATATATCTACATTGAAAAATTGGCTCCATAATAATCCGATTACAGTTGTTTATCAATTACAACAAGAGGAAATTTATGAATGCTTAGATATATCGACTATATCTTTTAATCCTCAAACTTTACTGTCAATAAATAGTGGTGCAATAGATCCAGGAGTAGAATATTATATTCCTTCTTCTTTTGTATCTTCAGATAACTCAATAACTGAAAAAATTGAAAATGTTGATGATACTTTATTAAAGCTTATGTTTGATTTTATATCTCATAATCACGATGAAAGATATGATTTAAAAAATGTAGGAAGTGTTACAGATTTTAATACATCTTTAGAAGAAGGTCGATATTATGTTTTTAAAGAAGGAAGTTCTATTCCAAATGCTCCGTACAGTGGAAATATATATGGAGCATTAGAAGTATTTCATACTAATGATACTGAACTAATGCAAAGATTTACTAATGTTAATGGGGAAGTTTATACTAGATTGAAAAACTATTCAGGTAATTGGTGGGATTGGAAAAAAACACCAACTAATGCAGATTTTGAAGGTAAGAATGGTCAGTCTAATGGTTATCAAAAATTCCCTAATGGAACAATAATACAATGGGGAAGCACATTAATAAGATTTGACGGTTATAGGGCTAAGGGGTATTTATACTATCCTATAGCATTTTCTGAATATGCACACTGTACAGGTAATGTAGCATCAAATAATTACGGAGGATATTGTGAAGCAACAGGAAGTGTAGTAGGTGATAACTTAACACGTGCATATGCAGAAGCTTTAGACTTTGAGAGTAAAAATGAAAATGGTAAAGATGTAAGAATTCAATGGATTGCAATTGGAAGATAGGAGGTTCTAAAGTGAAAATTTATTTACATTATAAAGAAGATAGTTTTACTTTTAATGGATTCTATTTAGATGAATATAATGAAATTGTTCATAGCCCTAATATAATGATTAATCAACAATTATGGGAATATCTAAGGTCTTTAACAAATGATTTTAAATTAAAAGAAAACTTCGAACTAAAAGAACTTTATACAATTGAAGATAAAGATATATTTGAAATAATTCCTTTTGAATATAAGAAGCCAAAACAAACTAGAACTGATTTATTAGAAAAACAAAATGCATTTTTAATAAAAGAAAGTCTAGAAAAAGATATTCAAATTAAAGAATTAAATATAAACTTAGCACAAGCAACTTTAAAATCAATTAACAAAGATATTGAAATAAATAATTTAAATACTAATATGGCTCAAACAACTTTAAATTTAGTTAATAAAGATATACAAGTTAAAGGCATAGAAAAAGATGTTGCTAATCTAATATTAAAATCATTAGGAGGTAATTTAAATGGATAAATGGTATTTTGAAATGGCAAAGAAATATTTTGATTTAAAAATATATAAGGTTGATGATGTTAGGTTATTTGTTGAAGCTGAAAGAATATCAAAAGAACAGTTTAAAGAAATAACTGGCGAAGATTATGACAAGCCTACTAGTAATTTACCGATAAAGATAACTGAAGATAGACAATAAATAATGAAGGACTATAAAAGATAGTTCTATTTTTATGCAATTTTTAGGAGGATATATGAACATAGAGATTACTTTGCTCTGTACTATAGCTGGTGCCATGCTAGGCTATATGAGTTATAAAAAGAAGAATGAAAAAGATATAGAAGATGATGCATCACAAAAAACAGTAGTTGCTACAAAGTTAGATTACATAAGTAAAGGAGTTGATGATATAAGGCTTGATATAAAAGCTCAAGATACAAAAATAAGTAATGTCATAGAAAGGCTTATAAAAGTTGAAGAAAGCACTAAATCAGCACATCACAGAATAGATACAATAGAAAAAACAAAAGGAGAGATTATATATGAAAAGTAGATTAAAAAATCCATATTTTTGGTTAGGTTTAGGTGGAGTTATATTTTCATCAGCTGGAATTGATTTTAAAACTTTAACAAGTTGGAACTTATTAGGAGAAGCTTTGTTGAGTATATTAGCTAATCCAGTTGCTGTTGTAGCTGTTATAGCAGCATTAGTTGGTGTAGTTGTAGACCCTTCAACAAAAGGCTTAAAAGATAATAAATAATTTATAAAAAATTTAATAATAAAGTTTACAAAATTTATATATAAATTATTTGTAAATTATATATAAATTAATAATAATTTTAAATCAAGTTAAACAAAAGGCGGTTAATTAGACTCTTTGAAGTCTTTTTTTATTGCCTTTTAAAATATACAAATATAAATTTTGGAGGTATCAAGATGTTAAATATAAAAAGAAAAATAAGTCCATATAATCACTATGAAGGAAATAACGTAGAGTATATTGTAATACATTATACTGGCAACATAAACGACACTGCAAAGAATAATGCTGATTATTTCTATGGAGGTAATAGAAATGCATCAGCACATTATTTTGTAGATGATAATGAAATATATCAAGTGGTAGAAGAATATAACGGTGCTTGGCATTGTGGAGATGGTAATAATAGATATGGTATAAATAATAGAAATTCTATAGCTATAGAAATGTGTGGGACTGATAACGGAAGAATCTCAGAAAAAACAGTAGAAAATACTTTAGTGTTAACAAAACATCTTATGAATAAATATGGTATAGATTCAGATCATGTTGTAAGACACTATGATGCATCTAGAAAAGATTGTCCATCTGCTTTTCATGATAATAATTGGGCTAGATGGTGGAATTTTAAAAATAGATTAGTTGGAAGCTCTGAAAGTGTCACTATAAATACAGATATTGATGTAACTTATCAAGTCTATGCAAAAGGTAAATGGCTTCCTAATGTAGTTAATTTAGAAGATTATGCTGGTATATATGGTAAACCCATGCAAGGGGTGTATGCTAATTTAAGTAAAGGTTCTATAAGATACAGAGTTCATACAATAGATGGTAAATGGCTTCCTTGGGTTACTGATAGACAGGATTATGCTGGTATATTAAGTAAAAATATAGATGCTTTAGAAATGCAATTAATTGGATTAGATAACTATAGTATTCAATATAGAGCATACGTTGGAAGTAGATGGCTTCCTTGGGTTATAGATTTAAATGATTATGCAGGTATATATGGTAAACCTATGGAAGGAATACAAGTACAAGTTATAAAAAAATAATAAAAATATATAACAAAGTTGTAAAACATTCATATATATAATGTAGGGATAATAATTAATGAATGAGCAGAAATTTCGGTTAATATATAAGGAACTAAATGGGTTATAGTCCTTTTTAATTATTATCCCTTAAAGTGTGCTCTCCACATAGAAGATAGAAGGCTTACTTGGATTACAGATTTTCAATAGTATACTGGTATATATGATACCTCTATGAATAGAATACAATAAAAGTTATTAAAAAATAAAAAATATGGCATACAATTTCCATTAGGGAGTACCAAAACCAACTGGTACTCCTTTTTTTATTGCTTACTTTATTCCTTTTTTTCTCCATATTCTCTAACCATTGCACTTTCTTTTACAACCCAATCTCTACCAAACTTTTTACAATCTTCATCAGCTATTAATTTTCCAGTTTCAACTGCCTTTCTTAGTGTAGAATCTTTTAACCCCCATAATTTAGTTGCCTCTGCAAATGAATATAATCCTTTAAAGCTACACATAGTTTTCCCTCCTATGAAAATAAATATTTTAATGCTAATACTACAAGAGCTATAGCTCCTATAAATTTAATTAAAGCTAAAGTTAAACCAATTACACTTTTTACTAATTCTTTTTTATTATTTTTCATTGTAATTAAAATGGTCATGTATTATTATAAAAGTAAGGGTGGTGGTAGGAACACCACCCTTATGTTTTATAGGCTTTCTAGTATCATTTTGATGATTGCTACTAGAGTTCCTATTTCAAGTGCGAGTTCCGTAAGTGCTTTAATCACTTTCGTGAACTCTTTTATTTTTTTGACCATTTCCTTACCTCCTTTCTATATTTATATTATATCACGTATACGTGATATAATCGATACTTTTCATAAACTTTTTCTTATTTTTTCCAAAAAAATACACTCCTTAGGAGCATACTTTTACTATCTATATAATTGTTAATAACTTTAAAAAATATGTTGATAAGTCATGTAATTTCTGTTGATAACTTTTGTGTACTGTCAAATGACTGACATAGAGTATATATATCATTGAAAATCATTGGAAATACAAGGGTTTATAAAAAACGGCATGAAACTCCATCTTTTATGCTTATATATCAATATATTTACTAAATTTTTAAATTCTTTAGCTTATTAAAAATAAAAGGCAAAATTCCTATAGATCATACGATGATGAATAGGAATTTTGCCTTTTATTTTTTAATGTTTATCCTTATTTCTTTCTTCTATTTATCAAAGCTTTAATTATTGTAATTAAAAACACTATAATAAATATTAAAAGTATTATATTTAATATAATATTTTTTACTTTAAATAAAAGTAAGGTATTTATTATTAATAATGATCCATATGCAACATATGTATTATTATCTTTTTTTTCTTCAAAATTTAAAACTATATTTATTATACTAACTATTATTAAAATAATATTTATTATCATATTGTTACCCTATATAAACAAAGTAATTGTTTTTGTTACCCACCAAGCAACATCATTGTTCATCCCTACTTTTTTACAAGCTTTATATATTACATTTTCTACTGTACCTGTATAGTGGTCTATAGCATTTAAAAACGATTCTAATCCTACATATGCAGTTATAGTTTGTCTTACTTTAAAGGGTAATTTTCTCCAGATTTTTCTAACTGCTTTTGATATCCAACTTATTTTACCTCTAGGTTGTATCGTATTTTCAGTTTCTAATTTGTAATCATTTATAGCTTGACTTAATTGTCTTTTTTCTTTATACGTCAAACCAAAGTAATTCGAAATTTCATCTAAATCTGTAGTTGATTGTTTTTGAACTATATTTGAACTATTAATTGATTCTTCTGCTGCATATACAGTTCCTAGAATAGGTGTAGATATCGTGATACCTACCAATGCTAAAACAAAAGTTTTTCTAACGTTTTTCATAATACTCATTCAAAACACCCCTTTAGTTTTAATATGTATTTTAATATTACATTAAAATAAACTATTTTTGTGTAAATTTTTTGTAATATATGGAAGTTTTTGAAAAATAAAAATAGTAAGAAAAAATGATTATATTTATAGAGTTCGTATACTAATTATTTGTAAGTAAAATTATTGATATAATAATATTAATCTCGTTGTATGTGATTTAATTTACCTACGACTCGTATTAATAAAAAGCAACTATACTACAATTATTTGTATTGTTGCTTTTATTTTTTAATTGAAATCTAGGTCCTTAGTGTGATGGGTGTGTTCCTATATCATTACTTACGTCTACGACATGATTATCAAATTCAGGTGTATCAAAATTATCACAAGGGATGTTTTCTTCTTGAGGAATTGTTTTTTCTAGTGATGTTTCAGCATGTTTTTGAATGTTTTTATCATCCGATTGGTTTATATTTTTTTCTATATTTGTACTTTCTATAACTTTATGTTTTACTTCAGCTTGTGGTGTTTCTACAGGTTTTTTATTTTTAGAAGTTTCTGTTTTGATTTCTACAGAATTTGTATTTCTACTATTTGTTGTTGTCTTTTCAACAATATCTTTGTCTTTTTCTATATTTTTAGAGTTGGACTTATTATCTTTTTTATTATTTTCTGTTGTCTTTTCAACAATATCTTTATCTTTTTCTATTTTTTTAGAATCGTCTTTCTTAACTTCTTTTTTATTCTTTTCTTCTTTTAATACTTTTTCATGTTTAGGTTTTCCATTTTTATGTACATCTTTATTTGATGTATTCATATTACTTATAAAAAATCCAGAGCCTAAAATGACAATACTACTTAATATACCGATTAACCCTTTTTTCATAATATCCCTCCTATATAATTCTATATTTATAATAACATAAATTTTTATTACAAAAAATACCAATATGTTAAATTGAGGTAAATAAGAGTTTTATAGATTGTATGTATAGGATTAAATACAATTGAATTTCATTTGTTTTATTCATTATTCAAATTTAATACTGTTATTTGTAAAAATATGGGATATAATGTATAATTTTAGTAAAAAATATACTTAAGGAGAATACTATGGGCATATTTACAAAAAAGAATAAAAATGGAGATAGATCTGTAAATTTAACATTTATAGATGGTATTCCTGGATATGTTAAAGGAACAGCTATTGCATTAAGCATAGAACTCGATACAAATTATTTAACAATTAGGCCTAGGGTACATAAACATTTACCAGAAGTAAGTATAGATATGGATCGACTAGTTGGGGTTACGGTTGCTAGCGAGAAAGAAATTTTAGAAAAAGAAAAGGATAAAAGCGTAATTGGAAGAGCTGCCATTGGGGGAGTACTATTAGGTCCTTTAGGTGCTATTGTTGGTGGTATGTCAGGTATAGGGACTAAAACTAAGTCTAAAACTAAATCTAAAAATTACATTATTATAAACTATAAATCTTTAGATAATGAGTTGAAAATACTTAGTTTTGAAATTGTAGGAGCTAGTTTACATTGGACTTCATTTGTTGAAGAATTAAATAGAATAATACTACCTAAAGAAGACGAAAAAGAAATTATTAAAGAAGATAAAATATTTCTTTAATTTAATATTGATTAAATGTTATGATAAAATAAAAAGTAAGGTAGTTGTTTACACTATCTTACTTTTTATTTTTTATGTATTAAAAATATTAACTGCTATCATAAAACTGATTATTGAATATCGGTTCTAACGTTTACTTTATCGTTTTGAGTATCAGTTCCTATAGTTAGACCATTTTTTTTCATAACATACTCTAATGTCATTTCAGGAACCCCACCTTTTCTACCACCTAAAACCTCTTTACCTTTTAAATCCTCAAAAGAAAAACTATCAGTATTTTCACGAGTAACTAAAAAGCTTCCATCTTTTTGAGTTAATTGCGCAAAATTTACTGCATAATTTGAATTCCCTTTATTATACACATAAATAGATGCTTCTGGTCCCATAAGTCCTATATCTGCTTCTCCAGAAAGAAGTGCAGCCATTGTTTTATCTGCTCCCTGAGTATTTATAAGGTCTAACTCAATACCTTCTTCCTCAAAAAAACCTTGAGTTATAGCTGCATATTGTGGAGCATAAAATACCGAATGGGTTACCTCTGCAACAGTTAGCTTAGTTAAATTTTTAGATTTAATACTTTTAGATTTAGGAGTACATCCAATGAGAAGCAAAGATAGGCTAGTAATTAAAGTTATTAATATTATTAATTTTTTTAGCAAAAAAATCACCCCTTGAAATTAAAGATAATGTATATTATTAAAAAATAAATTGATTGGTGATAAAACTATTTTAGATATTTGTAAAAATACTATATTTACCGGGAAAATGTTTGCTTTATGTTGGTTTTGGGTATAAAAAATATAAAATAAAATTTAATATAACTTTAGGGAGGGGAAATTATGAATTACAAATATCTTATATCCAATAAAAGGTCAGTAAGGAAATTTAAAAATCAAGAAATAAAAAAATCAGATTTCAGAATAATAGAAGAATATATAAATATGTCTAAAAAACTTGTACCAGAAATAAGTACTGAAGTTAAAGTTTTTAATAAAGATAAATTATATCCAAAACTTGATAAAATAGCAGGATATAATGGACATATGATAGAAGCACCAAACTATGTAATCATTTTATCTGATACATATAAAGGATACATAGAAAATTCAGGATATATAGGAGAAAACTTAACTCTAAAGGCCATGGACTTAGGAATCGACTCATGTTGGGTTACCTTTAAAGAGAGTTCACTTATAAAAGAAAAGCTTGAAATTTTATCAGATAAGGAAGTTACAGCAATTATTGCACTAGGTTATGGAGATACTGTAAAAACTAAATCAGCTACTGGTGATTCATCTAGATTAGGAGTAGAAAAGATAGTTTATCTAGATAAATGGGGAGAAAATGCAACCATAGAATTATTAGAAGAAAGAGGATTATTAGATGCATTTAGTTTTGCTAGAATGGCACCATCTACATTAAATAGACAACCTTGGAGATTTATAATTGATGGAGGCAAAGTGATTCTTGCAGTAAGAAAAGATGAATTTGCAAGTGAGTATGAAGGTAAAGTTGATGTAGGGATAGTTATGCTATACTTTTCATTAATAATTGATACAACTATGTTTGATTTAAAATGGATTTTAGAAAACGGTAATAGAAATTATGACATACCAACAGATTATGAAATAATAGGATATTGTAATATATAAAAAATAACTGAGCTCAAGCCTGTTTATAACAAACTTGAACTCAGTTATTTTGTTTTTATATTAAATTTTATCTTTTACTTTTATAAATTTTTTCTGCTATATTTAAAACTTGATACATAATTAAAGCACAAAGGGCTAATACTATTACTCCCATCATTACTAAATCTAATTTGAAAACTTGGCCACCATAAACTATTAAGTACCCAAGACCATATCTAGATACTAAGAATTCACCTACTATTACGCCAACCCAAGCCATACCTATATTAATTTTAGTTAAATTTATTAAATTTCCTATGTTAGAAGGAAATATTAATTTTGTAAGAATTTGAAGTTTTGATGCTCCAAAACTTTTAAGCATTTTGACTTTTTCCTCATCAACACTTATAAAATAATTATAGGCGGATAATATAGTAACAACAACAGATATAGTAATAGCTATAACTATTATTCCATTTACACCAGCTCCAGCCCAAACTATTAAAATTGGTGCTAATGCTGTTTTAGGAAGTGCATTTAGTACAACCAAAAATGGATCAAGTATTTTAGACAATCTTTCTGACCACCAAAGCATTATAGCTACTAATATTCCAAGAATTGTACCAACTGCTAATCCAACTATTGTCTCATAGCTAGATATTAATATATGCTTAAATAATTCTCCATTTTGAATATATTTTATAAAAAGATTGTAAATATCACTAGGTTTGCTAAATAGAAATACATCTATTATATTAAGTCTAGCAAGTAATTCCCAAAGAGCTATAAATCCAACCAATATAAATATTTGATAAAAAAAGATTAGATTCTTTTCTTTTTTTAGCAATTTTAAATATTGTTTATGACCTTGTGATACATTATTTTGTTTCACTAGAATCAATCTCCTTCCACAAGATATTAAAATAGTCTTTAAAATTTTCAGCACTTCTTGATATTATAGGAGTTCTAGTTTCTGATATTTTTAAATCTATATTATAGATACTTTTTATAGATGCAGGACGTTTGGATAAAACTGCGACCTTATCTGACATAGAAATAGCTTCAGATAAATGTATTAAAGTTCCTATTTATCTGAAGTTATAGTATTGCTTGGATTGATACCTATTAGGTTTACTTTTATTGTGTCTGTATCAGAGTCCCATGTCATGTAATCTACTACTGTAGATAGTAACAGTCTCTTCTTATTGATGTCAGAGGTATCAATTTCTTTATTGAATTTATTTAAATTATCTATAAGCATATTTATATTAATATCAACTTGCTTATTTTCCATAGACATAGTATTTAAAGATTCTAATTGTGATTTTAAATTAGATAAGTCATTATTTAAAGATTCTAATTTATTGATTATAAAAGTAGATGCAGAGCTTTCGGTAACCTTGGCTAATTGCATAACTAAATTATCAATGTATGTTTCCTTTTCTTTAATTTGATTATTTATTGAGTTTATCTCAGTTTTTATATTTTTACTATTCTTAGAGTTTTCTAACTTGCTATCTTTATAACTTGACATTATAGATTTAATACTTTTATTTTTTAATTCATCTATAACTTTAGATTCAGCCTTATCAGATCTGATATTTCTACAATCGCAAGCTGATACTCCTAAAGATTTCTTTGTTCCACATATGTAATAATAAATAGTGCCGCTTTTAGAGTTTTTATAAGTAATTCTCATATTAGAGCCACACTTAGAACATTTTAAAAGACCTGATAATAATGCCTTACTTCCAGTTCCAGCTCTAGGAGCTTTAGCCTTATTTGCATTAAGTAGCCTTTGTGCTTCAATCCATTTATTCGAGTCTATAACACCTTTATGTTTAGCAACAGCAGCTATAGGACTATCTGTATTTTTAGCATAAGTTAGGATACCATGTATATTGTCTATATCTCCCATAACATCTATATTAAACTTTCTTAGATAATCAACTACACTTTTATCAGCTTTAACATATGCTGGATTTTTTAGGATTAAAGATAAGGCACTAGGATCAAGGTTACCTCCACGACTTCCTTTAATCCCATTCTCATACATATATTTATAAAGCTTTGAAAGTGATCTAAGCTCTAAATATTTATCAAATATCAATTTAACAATTTCTATTGTATCCTCATCAACTTTAAGTTTATACATTTTTCTTTGGTTCATATTTTCATCATAGTAGTTAATTTGAGTACTAATAAAACCATATGGAGGCATACCTCCTAGCCATCTTCCAGTTCTAGCTAACTCATACATATTATCTCTAACACGTTCAGCTATAGTTTCTCGTTCTAACTGAGCGAATACAGATGATATATACATCATAGCACGTCCCATAGGAGTACTAGTATCAAATTGTTCTTTAATTGATACGAAAGATATATTAAGCTTATTTAGATCTTCTATAAGAGTAGAGAAGTCAGAAACATTACGGGATATTCTATCTAGCCTATAACATATTAAATAATCAAACTTTTTATCTTTAGCATCTTTAAGCATTTCTTTAAACTTTGGTCTATCCATAGATTTACCAGAAAAACCTTCATCTTCGTATACTAAAAATTCATTTATTCCTAGGTTCTTAGCATAGTCCATGCAAAGTTGTATTTGATTTTCTATAGATTCACCTTTTCCAGTAAATTTTGATTTTCTTGAATATATTGCAGCAATCAATATTATCACCTCTCAATAAAAATATATTAACTTCTAATTTAAAATATAGCATATATTGAAAAAACCGAAAATATGTTCTATACTATTTAAGTAAGATAAATAAATTAAAATTCAGTGATAGAGGTGCATTAATGAAAGCTATATTATCTATAAAACCTGAGTTTGTTGAAAAAATTGTTTCGGGTGAAAAAAAATATGAGTATAGAAAGAAAATATTTAAACAAAATATTGAATCGGTTATTATATACGCAACAAAACCTGTAGGTATGTTTATAGGTGAGTTTAAAGTTAAAGATGTTGTGCATGGAGATTTAGAAAATGTCTGGGAAAAAACATATAGAGAATCGGGAATATCACAAAAATATTTTAACAAGTATTTTTCTAATCATGACAAGGCATATGCTTTAGAAATAAAAGATTTAATTGTTTATGATAAACCAGTTGAACCTAGTATTATTATTGAAAATTTTAAAGCTCCACAATCGTTTTGCTATCTAAGAGATTTTGAGAAAGTAAATAAAATAAATGGTTTAAAAAAATAGAAAGATATTATAGTTATCTTTCTATTTTTTTAAATGTTATTTTAACCACTCCAAATTTATTTTCATCATCGATAGAATATATCTCTCTCAATTTATCCAATATAGTATCTTCGGATAGATGGGCCCATCCGAGAAGTTTTTTATCTGTATGTTCAATAAGATCTTTAAATGATCTAAAAATTTCTATATTTGTAACTTCAACTAATATAGAAGTTTTTGCATCAAGTGAGTTTACAAATTCTATATTATCTCCTACGGATATTAATCTTCTTTTTTGATCATAAATTCTCAACTCTATAGATTTAAGGTTTTTATCTATCAAATTAAAATAATCATTTTTTAAATGCATAATATGTTTCATAAAAAAATCCTCCTATATAATTAAATACAAGTTAAATATATATTATAACTCAACTTTTAGAATTTATAATAAAAAATTATAACATATTGAATAAAATATATTATCGATGTTATAATTAATGCGAGAAAGGGGGCGAAATTTGTGGAAGAAAGAAAAATCATTTTTATAGGTGGAATTCATGGTGTAGGCAAGTCTACATTTGCAAGAGAAATATCTTCAAAAAATAATATTCCATTCTATTCATCTAGTGAGCTGATATCTAAATTAAAAGGTGAAATATTTACGAACAAGAGGACCACTAATATAAGTTCAAATCAAGAATTACTTATAGAATCTATAAAGAAAACGTTTATTGAAAAGAAAGTTTATATGCTTGATGGTCATTTTTGTTTATTAAATAATAATGAGCAAATATCAAGGATACCTATAGAAACCTATAAAGGTATAGGAATAGATTACATAATAGTGCTTGTTGATAAAGAAACTAATATTTTTGATAGGTTAAAGGAAAGAGACGATATAGAATATAATATTGAACTTATAGAGTCTTTTCAAAAAGAAGAAACAGAGTATGCTAAAAAAGTGGCAATGGAACTAAAGATTCCTATAAAATTTATAAATATTACTTCAGATAAAAAAAATACAGAAATAGAGGGGATAATAAATGAAATATAGATTTTTATATGAGAGTTTTAAAGATATAAACTTAAATGACCCATTCTTCGATTCTCTTAAAACTGATTATACAAAATTTGAAGGATGGTTTAATGGAAAATCAGAAAAAAATGAAAAGGCATATATACAGACTATAAATGGAAAAATAGAAGGTTTTTTATATCTTAAAATAGAGGAAGAACCTATAACAGATGTTGAACCTATTATAAATTATGATAGAGTAGTAAAGATAGGTACCATGAAGATTGATGCTCATGGAACTAGACTAGGAGAACGTTTCATAAAGAAGGCTTTAGACTTTGCTATTAAGAATAACATAAAAAATATATATGTAACTGTATTTAGTAAACATGAAGGGTTGATTAAACTTTATGAGAAATATGGATTTAAGAAATATGGTAAAAAGAAGACTAGTGATGGATGTGAGTTGGTTTTATTAAAAGACTTAAGCGAAAAAAATAGTGATTGTAGAAAAAATTACCCTATTATAGATAAAAATTCAGATGCTTATTTATTATCTATATATCCTAAATATCACACTAGATTATTTCCAGATTCTAGATTAAATACAGAATCAATTGATATAGTAGAAGATGTATCACATACTAATAGTATTGAAAAAATATATATATGCAGAATGAAAGGTGTGAATCGTTTAAAGAAAGGAGATAATATCTTAATATACAGATCTACAGATATTGAAGGTCAAGCAGAGTATAGATCTGTAGCTACTAGTGTTTGTGTAGTTGATGAGGTGAGAGCTAACAGGAGTTTTGCATCATTTGAAGATTATAAAAGATATTGTAAAAATTATAGTATATTTACGGATTCAGAGTTAAAAAACTTATATGATAGTAGATATGAATTTTTTACTATAAAAATGACATATAATATAGCTCTAACTAAAAGAATGACTAGACATGATTTAATAAATAAGATTGGATTAGATAGAGATGCATATCCAGGATTTTTACAAATTAGTAATCAACAATTAGAACATGTAATTAGAGAGACAAATACTAACTTAGGATATGTTAGATAAGTTATCAATATAAACTATATCTATATAAAATAAAGAAGTATTAATTAAAAAAATTAATACTTCTTTATTTTATATAGAAAATGTTTTAAATTTATATATGATAAATTCCTTAGGAACACAAAAGTATTTACTTAATTCATCAATTGTAATTATATTATTTACCTCCATAAAATCGATAAGCATATTATCATCTATCAATAACTCCGCTGTGAATTTATTTGCCTCATTTTCATATCTATCTGTAACTGAAAATGTATAGTGCTTTAAAAAGCAAACATTAAGATCTTTATGTAAAATTGCATGACCAAGCTCATGAGAAATAACACACTTAATCTCATGTTCATCTAAATTAGAATTTAAATGAATTATAGGAGTATTAAGTGTATTTTGAAAGAAGCCTTTAATATTGCCTAAAGGCTCATGAAGAATAGGGATGTTTAAGTAGTCACATAACTCAAATGGATTTCTTGTTTTAAACTTAGTTACTAAATTATTTACTGTATTTTTAATACTACTCAAATTTAACACCCCTTATTTCTTAGACTTTTGCATAGTTTTAGCTAATTCAATTCCATTTCTAATTGCATTTCTTAAAAGAACAAGATCGTTATCATCAACTATTTGACCATTAAGCATAAGACCTTTTTGATCCAAAATTTGAGACATAGTTTCTTCTAATAATTCTTCTACATCTTTTTCATTTTCTTTTATAACAATTAAATTATCATTAGATTTAATATCACGTACATTGGATTTTCCAAGTAAATAATCTGTTGATACATCGAAGAAATCAGATAATTTCAATATTATATCATGAGGAGGAAATCTTTCTTCCTTTTCATAAAATGATATCATTTTAGGAGTTAGTCCAATAAAGTCAGCTAACTCTTTCTGAGTTACATCTTTTTGAGCTCTAAGCTCTTTTATTCTTTTACCTATCATATAAAACGACCTACTCTCTATTCTAAAATTGGTAATGACATTAAGTATGAACTAAAAGTTCTAACAATATAAATTATATCGTATAAAATCTATAAAATCTATTGACTATGTACTAAAAGTACTGTACTATTAGTACATAAACAATTATTAAAAAGGAGAAGGGAGATTGAATAAAATAAAATATTTGAGGAATATAAATAAGATGACTCAGACTCAATTAGGAGAATTATTAGGTGTAACACCAAGGTATATAGCGTTCTTAGAGAAAGGAGAGAGAACTCCATCATTAGATATAGCATTTAAAATAGCTAAAATTTTTGATACTACAATAGAGGATATTTTTTTAAATGACTAATGTACTAATAGTACATTTAGGAAAGGTGGAGCATATGAATAATCTAAAAATTTTAGATAAAAGAAAAGTTTTAGAAAAAAATATAATAACTTTTGGTGAGATAGAAACACCACTATTTTTAGCAAAGGATGTAGCGAATTGGATAGAGTATGGATTTGATAGTAAAGGAAACAGAGATGTAAGTGCTATGTTAAGAGTTGTAGATGATGAAGAAAAAGTTAAAAAAGCTAACCCAATTAATAATAGGGTAAGTTGGTTTTTAACAGAAGATGGACTTTATGAAGTTTTAATGCAAAGTAGAAAACCTATCGCTAAGAAGTTAAAAAAGGAAATTAAGAAAATATTAAAACAGATACGACTTACTGGTGGATATATTCCAATATCCAACGAAGACGATGAAAAAATAATCTTAGAAAAAGCTGTAAAAATTTTAAATAAAACTCTAGAAAGCAAAGAAATTCTTTTAAAGCAAAAAGAAGAAGAGTTAGAGGTTTTAAGATTGAGAAATTATATCAAAACAATTGTAATAGCAGAACAAAGAGAAGAACTTGAAAAATCAAAAGTTACTGTAAAAGTGGATTTGGAAGTTAGTAAATCAAGATAAATTGCATAGGACAATTTTTAATAAACATAAAATTTAGTGGGGGTGGTTGCAATGGCACCAAGAAAAAGCAGAGAAATAAAAGTTGAGGTAGTTTACCCAGAAGATCCATATTGGATTGAGGAAATAGAAAGAAGAAAAGCTAAATGGATACTTGATAGACAAAGAGAAAAATATGGGGATGAAGCATTGAGTATAGCTTACCCAATATGGATTAGAACAAAGGAGTTAGAAGAAACTGGTTTGAGTTATGAAGAAGCTAAAGAAATAGCGATTAAAGAATATAACGATAAACAAGGAGCTTAGGCTCTTTGGCAATGAAAATTTGTACAAGGAGTGAGTTAAATGAGTATAAAAATACTTCAAAGTTTTATGAAAAAATATAGTTATTTAGGACAAGAACTAGATAATAAATTTGATGAATTAAAAGCATATAATAAGCAAAAAGAGGACAAGCAAGATTGTTAAACACAGTATTTCATAACATTAATTTAATAAAAATAAAAAAAGAGTCCAGGAGGACCCAAATAAAAAATTCCAATTTAATTATATATGTAGATAGATATAACTACAAGTAAAAACTTATAAATTAATAGATTTAAATAAAGTGGGGGTGAGTTTCTTGGAGTATAGCATACATGGATTTAGCCAAGAAAAAGCAATAGAACTTGAATTAGATGATAGAGATCTGTTGATACTAAAATGGTTTGTAAAATTTAAAGATAGTGAAAGAATGATATCAAAGATCATTTCAGATGATAAGTATTATTGGATTAAGTATGATGGTGTAACAGAGGATATACCTATTACAAAGATGAAAAAAGATACAGTTTATAGAAGACTAAAGAAAATGTGTAAGATAGGAATATTAAAACATAAAACAGTAAAAATAGGAGGGACATATTCTTATTATGCTCTAGGTAGAAACTATAAATTATTAATAGATACTAACTATAGGACATCGGATTTAAATCCGAAGCTATCGGAAATAAATCCCGAGGGTACGGATATAAATCCTTACGGTACGGATTTAAATCCCGAACAAAAGACCCTATTACCATATCCTAATACTATATCTATTGATAGAGTAAATAGTGTAAATTTATCCACAGATTTGAATAGTATAAAAGGTATGTATAAATTATCTGATAGTGAACTAAAAAGTATAGTTTTAGCAGTAGATATATCTGTTGAAGATGGAACAATTAAATCACCAAAAGGCAGCGAGGGATATTGGAAGTATATACATAAAATATGCAAAGACAAGTTAAGTTCAAAAAAAGGAAATTAGGAGTGATAGAAACTATGGGAATAATAGAAGCAGCTAAGATTCTTAGAGACATAGCAAAGCAGATAGCAAAAGATAGAGGTATAACAGAACAAGAAGCATGGTTAGAAGCTTTAGAGGTATTCAAAAGAGAATATAGAGTTTGGTAAGTTTATCTTTAAGGTTAGGATAAAAAATACCTAGTAGAGATGAGTTTGTAATTTATATAAGAAAAGCGAGAACTTATTGTTTCGCTTTTCCTATAATACCTCTTAAGGTTGATGAAGAGTTATAACCTAAAGAAAAAGAAGTTATAGAATCTATTAATCTATCAGCATCATTTTTATCTATATAAACCTTTATATTTATTATAGAAATTTTGTAATAGTTTAATATGACTTGCATAGATAGGATAACATCATTATCTTTTTTAGAAAGCATTGAAGTTTTATTAGTTAGACTATCGATTAATGTTTCTATAAATGTAATATCTTTATTGGCTTTAGTAGGATCAATCTTTTTTGTAGCAACAGATTGTACCAATAAATACATATAATTATCTATTATTTCTAATTCTTTAATATATTCGTTTTGAATTGGATGTGGAGCTAGAGAATTAAATGCATATGTTGTATTTATATTTATTGTAAATAGAATTAATACAATTGAAAATATAATGCTTAATTTCTTTATAAACATATATTCACCTCCTTTATACAATTATTATGTGTAGAGGAAAAACTATAAATTCAGAATATATTATAAAAGTTTATCTAAAATAAAAAAATGGATTACTAAGAATATGTCATATTTTAAATAATAAGAAAGAAATTAGATTATTATTTATAGATTTAAATATAAAACAAAAAAAACTAAATAGGGGTGATTAGAGTGAAATATTCTAATTCTTGTGATTTTGATTTTACAGATAACTATCTTGCTTTATTAGCTTGTATATTAAATCCAAGTTTAAGTATAGGAAAAGCTATTAAACATATAGTACTTGATGATCCTAAAGATGATAAGGGAGGACATTATAGAAATATTAAACCTAAACAGAATTATAATTATAAAGTTAAGGTAGTAGATGAAGTAGAAGAGAAAGAAATGGAGTTTGATGGATTAGATGATTGTTGTAAATTTCTAGATATGAGAAGGGCAGATATAACAACTTATATAAAGCACAATAGATTATTTAGAAAAAGATTTAGGATACAAGCTTTAGAAACTATAAGAGAAGTTGAAAGAAAGCCGTTGATAGTTATAGATAAATTGAAAAATGAGACTATAGAGTTTGATAGTGTTAATAAAGCATGTGATTACTTAAATGCTAGCAGAGGTAATTTAAATCAAGCAATAGAAGCTAAAAGACTTTTTAGAAAGAGATATAAACTTGAGTATAAAATAAGGGGTGATAAAAATGAGTAAATCAACAGAGTTAAAGTATGTTGAAATAGGACTTAGTATACCCAGTGTAAAAGAAACATTCTTTAAAGCAAGTGACTATAAAACATATCCAAATTATATGGCACTGGCACAATGTATATGTGGTAAAGAGATCAATGGAAAGCTAAGGTTTCCAGAAAGTGCAGATAAAATAATGAGTGCTTGGGGGATCAGAGGTGGAAATAAGGATGAATAAATTTATAGATTAAAAGAAAGATAAGTTATAGGTGGTGGAAAATATGAAAAATAGAGACAAACTATTTATATTAATTGCTATAGTTATAGCTATTACAATTTTAATTTGTTTTAAGCTATTTGCTAGTATAGGTATAAGTTGAAAATATTTTTTATTTAGAGTTAAAAAGGACTAGAGTTAACTAGTCCTTTTGGAAATTGGATATTGAGAGTTAAATTTTGAAAATGGTCTAAATAAACTGCATTTAAACTGTTAAAGGGTAAAATCTATTGATATCTTCAAATGTCAATTTTATTATTTGTCTATTTATTAAAAAATATTCAAAAACTCAGTAAATTTAAATATAAAATTTAAATTTATTATGAAAGTTTATATAAAATTTATTTTAATTAAGTAAAAATTAAGAATAAGGGTATATAATAATTAATCATATAGATATACAAGGGTTACCTTATATGATAAATATATTTATATAGGTAGTTTTATTGATAGAAATTGTTAGAAATATGTTAGGAGTGATAGTATGAATGGCAAAAATAATAAAGGCATTGTAAGAAATATCGATTCACTAGGAAGAATCGTAATACCAAAGGAATTTAGAAAAATGTTAAATATAAATGAAAATGATCCGGTTGAAATATTATGTGAAAATGGAATTATTAAGCTTAAAAAACATAATAACTCGTGTATTTTATGTGGATCAAAAGAGAATTTAAAAAACATCAAAAATATTTTTATATGTGAAAAATGTCTAGAGGAAATGAAAGATATTATTGATTAAAAGAAAAACGGGAAGTGACTGCCTATGGATAAAAAAGAATTATTTAAAAAAGTAGAATTAAGATTGCATAATTATAAGTTTCTAGAAGCTCAAATAAATAATATAGAATTAGATATAAAGAAAGAGAAAATGAGATATAGAGGTTGTGGAGCTATAAATTATGATGAAAGAACAAGTGAAACTTATAATATTTCTAGAATTGTTGAAAAAGAGGTTATAGATAAAGAGAAGAAAATAGATAAATTGATGCAAAGTAAATTAGAAAAAGAAATAGAGAAAGCGAAAATAGAAAACTCATTAAGTTGCTTAGATGTTAATGAAACTAATTTCTTTGAATTATTTTATAATAGCAAAAATAAAAATAATATGAAATATATAAGCCTTAAGCTACACATGGATCGCAGTCATTGCTACACAGTAAGAGAGCGATTAGTTTATAAAATTATGGGTATGTTGTATCCAAATTATGAAGAACTACCATTATTTAATGAAAATAATAGCAAAGCCAACACTTTGGCTACATTTTAGCGACAAAGTAAAGATTTTTTATACATTCAGAGGTGGTAATATAGTAGTATAGGAAATTTAAAATAACCCAATTGCTTATTTCCTAATAACCCCCTCTTTATATAATAGCTAGGGTATAAACTTACCCTAGCAACGTGAGGATATAGTTTAATGGCAAAATAGCTATTTATTTAGAAGATAAGAGGTTCGATTCCTTTTAACCCTCACCAATATAACTTTACGGCTCTTAAGAGCACTCTGTAGCGGTATGGAGTATAAACTAGTTACATTTATTAGATTTATTAGCAACAACTTATTACGTTCAAAAAAGTCAGGACTTTCTCACCTGGCTTTTTTATTTTATTTATAGTATTTTAGGTAAATAAAATCTAGGGTGGTGAGATATGAACTATGTAGAACCTATTAGAAATTTAGATACATTAGAAAATATGTGTTCATATTTAAAAAAGACAAATGAAAGAGACTACCTTCTATTTATGATGGGTATATATACAGGTCTTAGAGTATCCGATATATTAAAGTTTAGAATATATGATGTAAAAGATAAAAGGCAAATAGTCTTAAGAGAAAAGAAAACAGGGAAACAAAAATTCATAGAGATAAACCCAATACTGAAAAGAGCAATTAAAGATTATGTAGAGGACAAGGATCCTGATGATTTTTTAATTAAATCACGTAAAAACTATAATAGGCCTATCTCTAGAGAAAGGGCATATGTGATTTTAAAAGAGTTGGGAGAACTATTTGATGTTCCTTGTTTAGGAACTCATAGTATGAGAAAAACATGGGGATATCATTACTATAAGCAAACCAAAGATATAGCATTACTTCAGAAGATATTTAATCATTCATCTCCAGCTGTAACCTTGCATTATATAGGTATAGACCAAGACAGAATGAATAAAGCTTATAAGAGCTTTAGATATTTTTAATTTAATTTTATCTAGAATATAACATAAAAAGAGAATGTTATATTGGTTTATTTTACTTAGAAAAAATAAAGGTTGAAATCATTGTAAATACTAAGTCTACAGTGGGTATATAAGTTGATAAAATGAATATAACACACTATTAGATATGTTATGTTCATAAGGTAGGGTTTATAAATAACTTGAAAGTATGATAAATTATAGAAAAATTTGTATATTACTAAAGCTTAAGGGAAATTATAATTACTAATTATAATTTTGGAGGTATAGCTGATGTTTAAACACGATAAAAAATTGTTTAGAGAAGTAAAAGTAGAAAGACCAAACCCTCAATATGCAGTTTTAATGCAAGAACAATTAGGAGGGGCAAATGGAGAGCTAAAAGCAGCAATGCAATATTTATCTCAAAGTTTTAGAATAAAAGATAAAGAGATAAAAGACTTATTTCTAGATATAGCAGCGGAAGAACTTAGCCATATGGAAATGGTTGCTCAAACAATAAATTTATTAAATGGACATGATGTTGACTACCAAGCAGTTGATTCTGGAGAAATAGAAACTCATGTATTAAGTGGATTATCACCATTTTTAATAAACTCTTCAGGAGCACCTTGGACTGCTGATTATGTTACTGTAACAGGAGACTTAGTTGCAGATCTATTATCAAATATAGCATCAGAGCAAAGAGCAAAAGTTGTATATGAATACTTATATAGACAAATTGAAGATAAATACGTAAGAGAAACAATAGACTTCTTACTTAACAGAGAAGAAGCTCATAATGCTTTATTTAGAGATGCATTAAATAAGATTAAAGATACAGGTTCAAATAGAGACTTTGGAGTTACTGAAGATTCTAAACTATACTTTGACTTATCTAGTCCGGGACCTAACAATCATAATACAAAGATGGATATTAACCCACCTTCTTTCAATGAACCAATAAAAAAATAGTAAACAAAAAAAGAACTCTTTAAAAGGGTTCTTTTTTATTTTGTAGGAGTAAATGATTTAGATGATGATATGAAACAAAGTATTGTTTAAATTGAAAATTGATAAATGAGGAATTAGATATGCTAAAGAAGTTTTGTAGATGTGGGAAAATTATTCCCCAAGAAATTTCTATGTGTTCTGAATGTGAAGCTAAATTTAATAATAGACAACAGAAAGTATACAAGGATTATAGAAAGCGAAGAGTAGATTTTAAAGAACAGAAATTTTATTGTAGTAAAGAATGGAAGTTTACTAGAGATTCTGTAAGGCAAAGAGATGATGGTATATGTAAGTTATGTGATGATAACTTAAGTGATGTAGTACATCATATAGAGACTTTAAAAGATTGCTGGAGCAAGAGATTAAATATGAATAACCTTATATGCTTATGAGACAGGTGTCATAACAAGGTACATAGAATGTACGATAAAGGAGAAGCATCTAAAGTTAAGATGCAAAATGAACTAAAAGAATTGATAAAAGAAAATTACTAAAGGGTAGGGGGGTAGTCAAAAAGTTTTTGGCTTTTGCCCTAAGTCCACGGTTGCAGTTTTTTTCCGCGGAAACTCCCCACTGAAAAATTTGAACAGGATAGGAGGGAAAATAAGGTGGCAGGCAAAAAACAACCAATTGAATTAGTAGTAGCAAATGGTAAGAAACACCTTACAAAAGCTGAGATTGAGCAAAGAAAAAGTACAGAAGTGAAAGCAAATTCAGATAAAATAAAACCTCCTAATCACTTAACAAAAGAAGAGAAAAAACAGTTTAAAAAGATATCAAAAGAGCTAAAAGATATAGGCATAATGGGTAATGTAGATTGCAACTCATTAGCTACATATATAAAAGCTTATAGTAGATATGTAAAGGTAGCTCTTAAATTAGACTCATTAGATCCACAGGAAGATTTTGAAGAATATAATAAACTATCAATAATTGAAGATAGACATATTAAACAATGCAGAAGCTTTGCTTCAGATATGGGGTTAACTATATCTAGCAGATGCAGATTGGTTATACCTAAACCAAGTACAGATGAAAAGAAAAACAAGTTTTCTAAGTTTGCAAAATAGGGGGTGATTTTATGTGAATTTAGATAGGGTTACTCAATATGCGGTAGATGTAGTAGAAGGAAAAATTATAGCTGGAAGACCCGCAATCCTAGCATGTAAAAGACATTTAGAGGATTTAGAGAAGTCTAAATTAGATTCATATAAGTATGAGTTTGATATAGAAAAGGCAAATGATATTTTAGATTTTGCAGAAACACTTATAATAGCAGAGGGAGAGGAAGAAATTCCTGTAAATTTAGAAGGATTTCAAGTATTCATATTAGGATGCCTAAATGGATGGGTTACAAAAGATACTAGCTATAGGAGATTTAGAACATCGTATGTTCAGCTTGGTAGACAAAATGGAAAATCATTTTTAAATGGTATTTTAGGTACATATTATGGGGCTTTTAGTGGTTATAAATATGGACAACTATATTGTACGGCTACTAAATCAGATCAAGCTAAAATAGTATTAAATGAAATGATTAAGTTTATTAACTCTGATGAAGATCTATCAGAGTTTTTTAAGGTTAAGGAACATGATAATACAATAATAGCTTTAAATACTAATTCTATAATAAGAGCATTAGGAAGAGATACAAAATCAATAGATGGTTTTAGACCGTTGCTGGGTATAGTCGATGAATATCACGCCCATAAGAACAATCAAATGTATAAGTTGCTTGAGGGTGGTACAAGAAAAATGAAACAGTGTTTAATTTCAGTAATAACTACTGCTGGATTTGAATTAAACTGTCCTTGTTTTAAGCTGTATGAATACTGTAAAAACATTTTAGAAAATGTATTTACTAATGATGCTCAATTTGTGTATATAGCTGAAATGGATGAAGAAGATGATATTTGGAACTCTAAAAATTGGATAAAAGCTAATCCACTAGTATGTAAAGATGCAGAAGATCTTGAAAATTTAAAAAGAGTAGGAGATTCTGCAAGAGATATGGGTGGAGATGATTTAAGAGATTTTCTAACAAAGGCGTTAAATATATGGATTCAATTTACAGATGACCAATATATAAAGCCTAAGTTTTGGAAGGAATGCGAAAGTGAAAGAACTCTAGAAGATTTTAGGGGTCAAAAATGTTATGCAGGATTAGACTTAAGTTCCGGAGGAGACTTAACTTCAATAGCATTGGTGTTTGTATATTATGTTGATGGGGTTAAGAAGTATTATATTCATTCTCATAGTTTTATACCAAAAATGAAAGTAGAGGAACATATCAAAAGTGACGATGCACCATATAATTTATGGATTAAAGATGAATTATTGACAGTTACAGAAACTTTAGGAGGTATTAAAACTGACTATAAATATATAATTAAATATTTAAATGATCTTATTGAAAAATACGACCTTAAAATTGAACAGTTAGGCTATGATCCCCACAATGCAGATGCTTTTTTAAGTGATTTATCAGAATTAGGATTTGATTGTATAGAAATTTATCAAACTCACAAATGGCTTAATGATCCTACTGAGGACTTTGAACTTGAGGTTAGAGCGAAAAATATTGAGTATAACAAAGAAAATGAGTTACTTTCATGGTCAGCCTTAAATGCAAAAACTGTATCTAATCCAAATGGAGAAATTAAGATAGATAAAGATAGAAGAAATAAAAGAATAGACCCAATAGATTCTATTATAGATGCATATAAGTTAGCATTTAAAGAAGAAAGATTAGTAAATGTAAATGAATCAGTTGATAAGTATCTAGATATGATGGGATGGAATTAGAAGGGAGGTGTAAAAATGAACCTTATAAAAAGTTTAAAAAATCTAATAATGCCTAAACCACAAACTGTTGATATGAGAAGTGAAAAGTTATTAGAGTGGCTAGGTATAACAACTAGAAATAAAAATATATTAAGTGAAGTTACTTATTTTACTTGCTTAAAAATGTTATCTGAGACATTAGGTAAAATGCCTATTAAAATGTATCAAGAAACAGAAAAAGGTGTAATAAGAGCAGCACCAAATAAAGCATATAATTTATTAAAGGTTAGACCTAACCCTTATATGACACCCTCCATATTTTGGGCAACTGTAGAGAACAATAGAAATCACTTTGGAAATGCTTATGTTTATATACGAAAAGAATTTAAGCGTGAAAAATATGGAGCTACATATGAAATAAAAGATTTATGGATTATGCCAAGTAATGATGTACAAGTTATTATGGACAATAAAGGAATCTTTGGAATTAAGGATGCACTTTGGTATATCTATACTGATAGATACACAGGAGAACAATTTGTATTTAAAAATGAAGAAGTGCTACACTTTAAAACCTCATTTACATTTGATGGTATATTAGGTGAGCCAGTTAGTAAAATTTTAAAATATACACTTGAGGGTGGAGTTGAAAGTCAAAACTTCATTAATAACCTTTACAAAACAGGACTTACTGCAAAGGCTACATTGGAATATACAGGTGATTTAGATAAGTCAAAAGAAGATAAATTAATAGAAGGTATTTCAAGGTTTGCTAATGGTTCAGACAATGCAGGTAAAATAATTCCTATACCATTAGGTATGAAAATAACACCTTTAAATATAAAGCTAACAGATAGCCAATTTTATGAATTAAAGAAATTTTCATCACTTCAAATAGCAGGAGCATTTGGAATAAAGCCAAACCAAATAAATAACTATGAAAAATCTAGTTATTCAAGTGGAGAGATGCAACAACTTAGCTTTTATGTAGATACAGAACAATTTATATTGAAACAATATGAAGAGGAAATTTGCTACAAATTATTAAGTGATGAAGAGAAAAATGAAAATAAGTATTATAAATTCAATGAAAAAGCTATTTTACGAACAGATGCAAAGACACAGGCAGAGTGCTTAACATCCTTTGTAAATAATGCTATATACACTCCAAATAATGCTAGAGATATTTTAGATATGCCAGCAATAGAAGGTGGAGACATATTAATTTGTAATGGTAACTATATACCTATCACAGATGTAGGAAAGCAATATTCGAAAGGAGGCGAAAACAGTGAATAAAATATTAAATTTACAAAATAAAGATACTAAAACTGGAGAATTAAAAAATGTTGGTAAGATAGAAATAAAAAATCAAACAGAAGAAAAAGCAGAGCTTTATTTCTATGGAGATATAGTTTCAGACAGTTGGAGTAGCTGGTGGGCAGACGAAGATAAATGCCCTCAAGATGTAAGTGACTTCCTAAAAGAACTAGAGAATTCACAAAATGTAGATATATATATCAATTCTGGCGGTGGATCTGTATTTGGTGGAATAGCAATTTATAGTATGCTAAAGAGACATAAAGGTAAAAAGACTGTTCATGTTGATGGATTAGCAGCAAGTATAGCTAGTGTAATAGCACTTGCAGGAGATGAAGTTATAGTACCTAAATATGCTAGCTTTATGATTCATAATCCTTTATGTATGCTATGGAACTCATATAATGCATCAGACCTAAGGAAAATTGCTAGTACATTGGATAGTTGCAAAGAAAGCATACTAAATATTTATATGGAAAATGCAAAAGAAGGAGTTACTAAAGAAGAATTGTCGGCCTTAATGGATGAAGAAAAGTGGTTTACTGGAGAAAGTGCAGCGGAACTATTTAATATAAAAGTTGAGGATGAATTTGAATTAGTAGCTTGTTCATCAGAGTTTTTAGATAAATATAAAAATACTCCTAAAAACTTATTTAAAGAAAATAAAAAAAGTGATGAAAATCAAAGCCTAGATATAGAAGAAATTGCAAATAAAGTACTTTTACATCTACAGAATCAAAAAGAAGATGATAAAAAAGTAGAAAATACAATTGAAAAAGAAAAGGAAGATTTATTAAATGATTTAGATTTATACTAAATCTTTTTTTATTGCCAAAATCCAAAAATATATAAAAAAGTGAGGAATAAAAATGTCAAAAGAATTATTAGAATTAATGAATAAGATAAAAGCTCAAAAAGAATTAGTAAAGAATTTAGCTAATGAAAATAAACTAGAGGAAGCGAAAGCGGCTAAAGAAGAATTGAAAAATTTAAGTGATAAATTTGACCTTCTTTATGATTTAGAAGCTGGAGAAAATGAAGAAGCAAAAAATAAAATTAAAGATGGAGAAGGGATAAAAGTTACTCCAGAAAACAAAGATTCAATTGTTGAATTTGCTAATGCTGCAAGAAATGGATTTAAAATAGATAATAAAATGTCAGTTGGAACTCCAGCAGAGGGTGGATATACTGTTCCAGAAGATATATTAACTAAAATAAATACATATAAAGAATCTAAAAAGTCTTTAAAGGATTTAGTAACAGTTGAAAAAGTTACTACTGATAAAGGACAAAGAACTTTCAAAAAGAGATCTCAACAAACTGGATTTGTTAAAGTAGGTGAAGGAGGTAAAATAGGTGAAAAAAATACACCTCAATTTGAGAGATTAAAATATGAAATTGAAAAATATGCAGGATATTTTACTGTAACGAATGAATTACTTGCAGATTCAGACCAAAATATAGTTAATACTTTAATAGAATGGATAGGTGATGAATCAAGAGTAACTCAAAATAAATTAATATTAGAACAAATAAAAACAATAGATGAGACAAAATTAAATGGATTAGATGATATTAAGAAGGCTTTAAATGTTACTTTAGGGGCTACTTTTAAGCCAACTAGTAAAATAATTACAAATGATGATGGATTACAATATTTAGATACACTAAAAGATTCAGATGGAAAATATATTTTACAACCAGATCCAAAAGAACCTATGGCACTTAAATTATGTGCTGGATCATTAACTATACCAGTTGAAGTTTGTCCAAATAGTGATTTATCTACTACAGGAAATAAAATACCTTTTATAATAGGAGATTTAAAAGAAGGTATAGTTTTCTGGGATAGAGCTTTAATGAATATAAAAATGTCTGATACAGCAGCTATAGGAGAATTAAATGCATTTGAAGAAGATTTAACTTTATTTAGAGCTATAGAAAGAGAAGATGTAACAATAAAAGATAAAGCTGCAATTGTTAATGGATATATAGATACAAGTGTAGTAAGTTCAGAGCATTAATAAAAAATTAAAGTAAAAAATATTTCAGACTAATAATACGTTGAAATTACAAGGTATTATTAGTCTATTAAAGTTTTTGAAACACCTTAGAATCGATTTAAAAAGGTCGTTTTTTTAGCTATTTTTTAAGAAATGAGGGATTAAATGATTCTAAATTTAGAAGAGGCTAAAAAGTTCTTAAAAGTAGATTTTGACGATGACGATGAAGAAATTCAAGACTGTATAGATGCAGCTGAGGAATATCTAAAAGATGCTACTGGAAAAGAATTTACTAGCGAAAATAAAAGAGCTAAAAGATATTGTAAAATATTAGTCAATGAATGGTACAAAGATAAAGGATTAATGGAAGAAGAAAAAAGGAAAAAAAGAGTGAGATTTTCACTACAAACTATTATGACTCAGTTAAAGTATGGTGATTAAATGGCTGAATGTAGATTAACAGAAAGAATAAAAATAGAAAAATTATCAGATTCAAAGGAAACTAATGAAAATGGATTTGATGAAGAAGTTTGGAAAGAACATTATAAATGTTGGAGTGGCTATAAAAGCGTATCTGGAAAAGAATATATAGCCGCTAAAGCAAATAATAGTGAAAATATAGTTACATTTACAGTTAGATACTGTAATAAGGTAAAAGAGTTACTAGATCCAGGAGCAAGTAAAATATTTAGAATAGAATATAAAGGTTTTTATTATGATATTTTAGATGTTTTAGACTTTGAAAATAGGCATGAATTTGTAGATATTAAATCTAAAATAAATTGTTAGATTTCCAAATATTACCTTTTAGGTTATAATATAAACTGGAGGTGCTATGACATGAAAAAAATATTTATTTCAGCATTAATAATTATATCAATTATAGCTTTAGTAGGATGTTCAAACAAGAAAGAAGAAACTAAAGTATACAAGCAAGGAGAAAAGGTAATAGTTAAGGATAAAAATGGTACAGATATGTATTCATTAACAATTGATTCAGTAAAAAGAGTTAATGACTTTGAATACAAAGAAGAGTTTAATAATCCACAAGAAATTATTGAAGTTACATATACATATGATAATTTAAATAAAGAAGATAAAAATTTATATATACATGGACAAGACTTAACTGTATTAGATTCAAAAAATTCAGCAGCTGATGGAAGCTCTATGTTTCCAAAAGGTAAACCAAAAGAACTACCTAAGGGGGCAAATTGCACAGTAGATGCTTATTATGGATTAAAAAATAAAAGTGATGAAGTTAAAATACTATTTGAGAGTGATCAATATGGTCAAAAAGTAGAATTTGAAATTCCAATTAAAGAAGATTCAATTTCTCAAGATGAATTAAATAAAAAAATTGCGAAAGAAGCAGTTAAAGCTGATTTTATTAAAATCAATGATAATCAAATGTATGGTAAATCTGTTTTTGCTACTGGAGAAGTTTCAAATATAATTCCAGATGCAGTTTTCCCTACATTTACTTTAAAAGTAGCAGAAGACGATGGATATGGAGTATATGAAATTTCATTAGTAGATAAGGGAATGTTAAAAGATATTGAAGAAGGTAAAACGATAACGGTGTATGGGAAGGTAATGGATAGAAATGATTCTGGAATGCCTAGAATAAGTGGTAATTTAATAAAATAATAAAAGATAAAAAAGGAAGCTATCTCGCTTTCTTTTTTTATTTGGAGGTTTTATATGTCAAGCACTATAGAACTTGAGGGATTTGAAGAGTTTGAGGAATATGTTAAAAATATGGCTTTAGATACAGTTATAAAAAGGCAAGCAGTAAGGTCAGGTATAAAAATAATTGGAGAAGGGTTAGAAAATGATACTCCAGTAGGACCAACAGGAGAACTTGCTGAGATTAAAGTATCTGTTAAAGAAAATGCTTTAGCAACAGAAGGAACTGCAAAAAGTAAAGCCTTCTATGATATATTTCAAGAATATGGGACAAGTGAACAAAAGGCTCATGTAGGATACTTTGAAAGAAGTGTTGAAGAAAATACTGAGGAAGCTATTTCAAAGGTAGCTCAAACGATATTTAGAAAGATGGGGTGATATTTTGGAAAGTAATATAAAAATAGATGCCTCGATTATAAAAAAGAAATTAAAAGAAGTTTTAAATGATAAAGATATATTAGATTTAACAAGTGATAAAAAAGTATATTTTATTCATGCTAATAATCCTAAACCTCCATATATAGAGTATCAAGTTATTAGATCTAGAGGAAGTGAATATAGTGAGGGTAATATAGATTATTTAAATCACTTAGTCCAAATTGATATTTTTAGTTTAGGAGATTATACAAACTTAGAAACAATTATAATTAATAAATTTATTAAAGCTGGATTTGAATATAATCCAGGGAGTCCAGATTTATTTGAAGAAAAAACAGGATTAAAACATAAACCTTTAAGGTTTAATATTGATTTACCAACTAGCTAATCTAAGCTAGTTTCTTTATTTATAAAAGAAAGGAATGATGCAGAATGTCAGCACCACAAAAAATATTACCAGTTGTAAACGTAAGTAAGTTATATGTAGCTCACTTAAAAACTGAAACTGATGGGAATATAACTTTTGATACTCCTAGATACTTAGAAGGGGTTAAACAAATAGGAATAAAACCAAAACAAAATAGTGATCCATACTACCATGAAGGAAGAAAAGTTTTAGAGGAACAAACTTTACAAGATGTAAAAGTAACTTTAAATGTAACAGATTTACAAGATGAAGATGACTGTTACGTTATGGGGCACAAGTTAGCTAAAACAGGCGGAGTAATAAAAAATGATAATGATATAGCTCCAACACTTGCTATTTTATATAAAGCAGAAAAGGCTCAAGGAATAGATAAATATGGGATATTATATGCTGGAACATTTGGGTTATCAGATGAAGATCTAAAAGCTAAGGAAGGTAAAGCAAACTTCCAAGCTAAGAAAATAGAAGCAAGTTTTAGACCTTTAATAAATGGATTATGGCAATACAATGTATGTAGTGATTCTCCTAATGTAACTAAAGAGTTTTTAAGTAAATTCTTTGAAAAAGTTACTATACCTGAAGAAAAAACAGATGAAGTTAGTTCTGAACATTAATATAAATAATAGGGAGTGAAGTTAAATGAAAATAAAATTTAAAGTAGGTAATGAAAACTTAGCTTTTGAAATGACAAATAAGACTATATTTGATATAGATGAAAGATTTGATAACTTTGGAGATGTCATAAACGGGGTTATGTATGGTAAAAACTTATATAACAATGCTTTAAAAGTTATGGTATGTTCTTGTATATCAAAAAGACTTGATGAAGAACAAAATGAAACCCCATTAACTATAGATGAATTAAAAGAAAAATTAACTCCAGATCAAGTTGTAAATGAAATAGTAGCTTTTGCAACAGATTTATATTTTGATTATAGAGGAGTTAAAACATCTGATACCACTGATGAAAATAAATCAGAAAATAATAAAAAAAAATAGATTTAAATGAGAAGCCATTCGATATAAATAGGCTTTTTTTTATTGCAAAAACACAACTAAATTTCACAAGACAAGAGTTCTTCGATAGCACATTCAAAGAAATTGTTATGTTAATCGGAGAACTCAATAAAACATATGAAGAGCAAACTCAACAAGCTTCATATGATGGTTATGTTGAAAAAGTTGTTAGCATAGATGAAGTACCTTTCCTATAGAAAGAGAAAGGAGGGTAAATGGGTGATACCGAAAAACGAATAACCGCAAAGATGATTCTTGATGATTCTGGATATTCCAGTACATTAAAAGGTATAAATTCAGAAATTAAAAATAATAAGAGTGAATTAAAAGTAGCTCAAAGTGGTTTAGAGGCATTTGGTAAATCTACAGAAGGTGTAAATAGGGTTCAAAGCTCATTACAAAAACAATTAGATTTACAAAATAAGAAATTAGAAACTTATAAAAAGAGTATTAAAGATGCTACTGAAACATTACAAGGTAATATACATAAAAGAGATGAATTAGCAAAGTCTCTTTCTAAGGCTGAAAAAGCTCATGAAAATGCTATAAAAAACTATGGTAAAGAAAGTAAAGAGGCTAAAGAAACTGAAAAAGCTTTAGAAGAATTACAAAAAGAACATGATAAGCTAGATAGAGCTGTAGAAAATAATGCTAAGACATTACAAAACTATGAAACTCAAATGAATAAAGCAGAAGAAGAAGTAAATAAAGCTCAATCTGCTATAAATAAATTCAATAGAGAAGTAGAAAATACTCATAGTGTAAGTAATGCATCTAAAAGGCTTGAGGACTTAGGAAATAACTTTAAAAAAGTAGGTAGTAAAGCTCAAGAGATAGGTGGAAAACTTACTACTCATGTTAGTTTACCTTTAACAGGAATAGGAGTAGCTGCCGCTCATGTAGGTATGGAATATGAGGCTCAAATGGATAAGGTAGCAGCTATTTCTGGAGCTACTGGTGATGACCTTAAACAATTAGAAAATAAGGCTCAAGAAATGGGAGCTAAAACTAAATTTAGTGCTGCAGAAGCAGGAGAAGGTATGGAGTATATGGCAATGGCTGGTTGGAAAACTGGTGATATGCTCGAAGGTATAGAACCTATACTAAATTTAGCAATTGCTTCTGGAGAAGAATTAGGGTCAACTTCTGATATTGTTACAGATGCATTAACAGGATTTGGATTAAAAGCTAAAGATGCTGGTATGTTTAGTGACGTTTTAGCTGCTGCTTCATCTAATGCCAATACTAACGTTGGTATGATGGGAGAAACTTTTAAATATGCCGCTCCTGTAGCTGGTGCTTTAGGATATAGTGTTCAAGATACTTCTTTAGCTATAGGATTAATGGCTAATAGTGGTATTAAAGCAAGTCAAGCTGGTACTGCACTTAGAGCAGGATTAACTAACTTAGTAAAGCCTACGGATAGTATGGCCGAAATGATGGAGAAGTATGGAATATCTGTAGAAAATAGTGACGGTAAGATGAAAAGCTTTAGAGAAGTAATGTCTGACCTTAGAGAAAAAATGGGTGGTTTAGATGAGGCTACTCAAGCCAGTGCCGTTGCAACTATCTTTGGTAAAGAAGCAATGTCTGGTTGGCTTGCAATTATAAATGCTAGTGAAGGAGATTTTAATAAATTATCAAATGCTATAGACAACAGTGAAGGTGCTACTGCTAAAATGGCTAAAACTATGAGTGAAAATGCAAAAGGTAGTTTAGCAGAAATGAAAAGTGCCCTAGAAGGTGCAGCAATAAAAACTTTCCAAGCTTTAGCTCCAGCTATAACAAGTGTTGCTAAAGATGTTACTAAATTAGCAACTAGCTTTAGTAATTTAAGTCCACACACTCAAGAATTTATAGTTAAAGCAGGGCTAGCTGCTATTGCAATGGGTCCTATAACAAGCGGTTTAGGTCATGTATCTAGTGGTATAGGTGGATTAATTGGAACTGTTGGAAAGTTTAAAGCATTAAAAGCCGCTTCTACATTTGGTGATTTTTCAAAAATATTATTAGGACTTGCTCCAGCAGCAGAAACTGCAGGTGCTGGATTAGCAGGAGCAGAAGTTGCGGCCGGAGGTTTTGGTGCTACTGTTATAGGTTCGCTAGGCCCAATTGCATTAGGAGTAGCTGCAGTAGCTGCCGTTGGATATGCAGGATATAAAGTAGCTGAACACTTAAATAAAAGTGCAACACCTGCAGTAGATTTATTTGCAGATAAAGTTGAATATAGTAGAGATAAATTTGGTAACTATGCAGAAGCTACTGAAAAGAATGTAATTAAAATATCTAAAGCGACAAAAGATAATGTTCAGTCCTACTTAGAATTAGATAAAAAAGCTAGTGAATCTATGATGAATTTAAAAATGAATTCAGATAAATTCTCAAAAGAAGCAAAAGATACTGTAGTTAAAAACTTTACAGAAATGAGTAAGAAATCTAGTAATCTATCTAAGGAACAAAAAGAAAAAATGACTGTAGACTTTAAAAAACTAGTATCTGATACTGGAGTTTTAACTAGCAAGAATAAAGATGAAATAATAAAACAATATACTGCAATGGTTAATGGTACTAAAGGATTAACTGAAAAACAAAAGGACCAAACTATAAAAGATTTTAAAGATACATTAACTAAAAGTGTAGGATTAACAAAACAACAATCTCAAGAAATGCAAAAAATTTATACAGATATGGCTAATAAAATTAAAGCTGGAATGGATAAAAAAAGAGATGCAGATCTAAAAAGTCAAAAAGATTTCTTTGCTAAAACTAATGCCCTTACAGATCAAGAAAAAAAGGATGCACTAGAAAAAACAAAAAGTTATTGGACTAAAGAAAAGCAACAAGTTGATGAAGCTCAAAATAAAATTAATGCTATTTATGCTAAAGCAGCTGAAGAGCATAGACAAGTTAGTAATCAAGAGTTACAAGATATTAAGCAAATTAAACAAGAAATGAAAAATACTGCTATAAAAACTTTATCTGATAATGAAGTTGAAGCTAAGGTAATTCTTGAAAGAATGAAAGATAATGATAAAAATATAACTGCCGATATGGCTTCTAAGCATATAAAGGAATTAAATAACTCTAGAGATAAAGCTATTGAGGCAGCTAATAAAGAATGTGATGACAGAATAGCTGAGTTAATAAGACAACGAGATGAAAGCCATTCATTAACTAAGGAACAAGCTGAAAGATGTATAGAAGATGCAAAGAAACAAAGAGATGATACTGTAAGTGCAGCTAAAGAAACAAGGGATAAAGCAGTTAAGGAAATAACTTCTATGAACTCAGATATTACAAAAGATGTAGATACTACAACTGGTAAAGTTAAAAGTAAGTGGGATAAATTAAAAGATGCATGGAATAGTGGATGGGGAAGTCTAGTTAAAAACTTCTTTGTAAATACATTCTTCCAAAGTCATGGTAAAAAGCCTGGAGAACACTGGACAGGTACATCACACTTTGAAGGTGGTTTAACATATCTTCATGAAAGAGGATATGAGTTATATGATTTACCAAGTGGAACTAAGGTATATAATCATGAATCAAGTGAGCAAATGGTTTTAGAAACTGCAAGACAAACTGCTCAAGGGGTTATAAACTCTATGATGAAAAATAAAGGTGATTCTAGTGGAGATATTATAATACCTATTAGTATTGCAGGAGAAGAAATAGATAGAGTTGTAGTTCCAAGAGTTTCAAATAGACTTGCTTTAAATACAATGAGAAGGAGGTAACAAATGCTTATAAACAATATAGATATAAATAAATACAATGCTAGAGTTTTAGAAGTTAATATTCAAAACTCTAGCATTAATAATTTAAAAGACTTTGAATGTAAAAATAAATTGCTACCTCTTTTCTTAAATTCTAAAGTAGAGTTAAATTTAATTACTGTTACTCTTTTAATCAACTCTTTAGATAGGAAACAATATTATTTAGATAAAAGTAACTTGCTAAGTAATATGATAAAACCATTTGAAATTTATTTTAAGGATAGAAAATTAAAGTTTAAATGTATTTTAAATGGTAATTCAGATCAATCCAGTTTGAGGCAAATAAGAGGGAGATTACAGTTAAGTTTTATAGGATATAACATAGAGGAAGAAGTCATAGAAACTATAAATAGAATTAAAAATAAAACTATATTAGGTAAAGGAAATACTAAAGTACCTTGTATATTAGAAATAACTCCAATTATAGATATGATAGATTTAACTATAACTGGGTTAAGCGAAGATCCTCTGATAGTTAAAAATTTAAAAGGTAATAAAACAATAATTATAGATGGGATTAAGGGAACTGTTAAACAAGATGGTATCAATAAATTTGATGATACTGATATGTGGGAGTTTCCTTTTTTAGTACCTGGAACAAATACTATTACAGTAAATAAAGATACTTGCAATATCACAATAAAATATAATCCAAGATTTTTATAATAGAAAGGATAATAAAAAATGTTAAATACAACTAAAACAATAAATTTAAATGGAGAAAGTAGAATAGGGGATACAATAATTGCTAATATGTATGCTACATTATCTACTACTGGATCAGGAAATGAAAATATAAATAAAACTATATTAAATCAAGAATTATACAATGAAAATAAAACTGAAGTAAGAAAAGATATGAGAACTTTTGAAGACTTAGTTTATGAAGAACAAGATAAATTATATACAGATATAAATAAAGTTAAAACAGAAAAGGTAGGTAAATAATTATGAAATTGACTAATAAAAAAATATTAAAAGATGCTATGACTATAGGTGCAATATCTAATAAGGAATTACCAATCAAAGTTTCTTATGCTTTAGCTAAAAATATATCTAAAATAGAAAAAGAATTGGAAATATACAATAATGAAAGAGAAAAGTTAATAGAAAAATATAGTGTTAAGGATGAAAATGATAAAACAGTTATAGATGAAAATAATCAAATTAAAATCCAAGATATATACTTAGAAAAATGGAATAAAGATATAGAGGAGTTACAAAATATAGAAGTTGAAATAGATATACATAAGTTTAAATTAGAAGAGTTAAATGGATATAATATGACTCCTGCTGAGTTAATGGCAATAGATTATATGATAGAAGAATAGCTATAATTGAAGTTTTACAGAAAGGAGGGAAGCCTCTTTTGATACATTTATATAATAAAGAAAAGAAAAAAATAGCAGGATTAATAGACTATAAAAATTTATCTATAGAAAAAATATTGGAGAGTGGTGATAAAACACTCTCTTTTTCATATCCAAAGACTTCAAATTACTATTTTGATATAGAAGAAGAATGTTATATAAGGACTAAAGAATATGAATTCGTAGTAAAAGAAAAAAACGTACAAAGAGATTATACTGAATTTAAATGTGTTCTAAATTTAGAAAATCTAGAGGGTAAACCATTTGAACGTTATGAAAGTGTTGAACAGCCTATTGATAAAGCTTTAGCTCTTGCATTAGCTGGAACTGGTTGGATTGTAGGCAAATGTAGTTTAAATAAACAAAGAACTGTTAGAATGAGTAATTGTTCCAGTTTAGAAATAATTAGAGAAATCAAAAAAACATATAGATGTGATTTAGTATTTAATACTTTGAATAAAACTATAGATGTATATGAGCATTTAGGAAAAGATAAAGGAACTTATTTTATTGATTCTTTAAATTTAAAAGAATTATCTATACAAGGAAATTCATACGATTTTTTCACGAGAATTATACCTATAGGAAAAGATAATCTTAGAATAAAAGATATTAATAATGGAAAGGAGTATGTAGAAAACTACCAATACTCTAATAAGGTTAAAACTGTTTATTGGAAAGATGAAAGGTATACTATAGTTGAAAATTTAAAAGAAGATGCAGAGGCTAAATTAGATGAAATATCTAAACCTTATAGAGCTTATGCTGCTGCTATTATAAACTTAGCTAAAATTAGTGATGATTATAAAGATATATTAGATTATAAATTAGGAGATACAATAACTCTTATATCTAAAGATAATAAATTTAGAGATAAACAAAGAATAGTTAAAATTGTAGAGCACCCAGATGAACATGAGTTAGATACTATAGAACTTGCTAATACAATACTCAGTTTTGAAGAAAGGCAAACAGAATTTCAAGAAGCATTAGATACAGTAGATAATATTACTACTGATAATGGAACTATAGATGGTTCAACTATAAATAGTATACAAACAAATCAAATATCTGATTTTGAAGTAAATGTAGCTAAAATTACTGACTTAACTGTGGTTAATGCTAAAATAACAAATTTAGAAGCTCATAATGTAACTATAACAGGTCGGCTTAATTCTGTTGAAGCTACAATAGGAACTCTTGAAGCAAACGTAGCTTCAATAGACAAATTAATTGTAACTCACACTGCATCAATAAATGAATTACAATCTAATAAAGCTAGTATTACTCAATTACAAGCTATAAATGCAACTATACAAGTATTAGAAGCTAATGTAGGTAAAATTGAAACTCTTTTAAATGGAAATTTATCTTCTGAAAATATACAAGCTGGAGGAATTACATCAGATAAATTATCTATAGATAATGGATTTATAAAAAATGCAATGATAGATAGCTTAGATGTTTCTAAGGTAACTGCAGGAGATATAAGTACTAATAAATTTAGAATTACATCTGATAGTGGAAATATACTCATATCAGATAATACTATTCAAATTAGAGATACAAATATAGTAAGAGTTCAAATAGGTAAAGATGCTAGCAATGACTATAATATGTATATTTGGGATTCTAATGGTAATTTAATGTTTGATGCCACTGGTCTTAAGGCTAATGGTATAAAAGATAAAATAATAAGAGATGATATGATTTCTGATAATGCTAATATAGATGGTCACAAGCTAAATATTAATAGTGTTGTAACTCAAATAAACAATGGATCTACAATTATAAAAAGTTCTAAGGTACAAATAGATGGAACTAAGCAAACTTTAGACATAGCTTTTAATCAATTAAAAACACAGTCTGATGAAAGTAAGTCATTAACAGAAAGTCATTCTACTACTATAGGAGTTATACAAGGGCAAATAAGTACTGCTATAAATAATACTCAGATAGTAAAAGATGGACAAACAGTACTACTTAAAGATGATTATAACCGTACTGTAGCTACTGTGGATAGTATGAAATCAACTATAGGAATCCATACAACACAAATTAATAGTGCTACAGGTAAAATAAATGGTGTTGAAACTAAAGTAAATAGTGTTGAAAGAAATTTAAATAGTATAACGACTAGGGTATCTAGTACAGAAACAAATATAATTACCGTAACTGCTACCGCTAATGATGCTTTAAATAAAGCTACTACGGCTACTGCTAAAATAAATGGTTTAGAAATAGGAGGAAGGAATTTATTAAAAGATTCTAGGGACTCTCTATCTTCAACAACTGTTAGTTTAAAATTAGTTGGAAGCTTAACAATTGATAAAGGTTTACTAAGTGGAAAAACAATAACTATATCTTTAGATTTTGATTTTGAGGGATTAACACCCATTGATGGACAATCTAATAGGCTTGGTTATGAGATGGGAATAAGTTTTGAGGATGGCTCTAGTTTTTATATATCATGTTGGAACTATGTTAACTCTTCTACTAAATTCAAAGGTAGAAAGTTTAATACTCAAACTATTCCAAATAAACCTATTAAGAGTATTAACTACTCTGGATTGTATATTCAATGTAATGCTACTAGAGCTTATATTGGAAATCCTAAGCTTGAATTTGGAAATAAAAATACAGATTATACTCAGGCTCCCGAAGATTTTGAATATGAAATAACCACAACTAATAATAAAGTTGCAAGTTTAGAAACTAATTTAAATTCTATAACAAGTAGAGTTACAAGTGTTGAAACAACTACAGTAAACCTACATGATCAAATTAGCAACTTAAGTACTAGAGTGAATACAGCAGAACAAAAGATTACAGATAGTTCTATAGTATCTACTGTAACTAAGTCTACCACTTATAAAAATGATTTAAATGGTAAGGTTAGCACTAGCTATGTAGTTTCTAGTATAAATCAAAGTGCCGAAGCAATTAGAATTGATGCAAGTAAAATAGACCTTCAAGGAGCTGTTAGTGCTGGAGGAATTTCTCAAGGTAATTATATTAAGATAGAGCAAGAAAATTACACTACTTATAGAAATCATAAAAGAACTATTAACATAGGTACTATAAGACGATTTGGATATTATTTGCCATGTGTTTATTTGGGGGCGAATGGATATTCAGACACCTCAACTGGGTTAGATGGTAGATATGGGGCTTTATTCCACGATGGAGATAACTTAATCCTATCTCACAAAAATAATAGAACTGGAGTTTGGAGTTCTCTAAAGTTTTATCCTTATGGAGATACAATGATTAGTGCAGAAAATACAATAGTTTTATCTGCGTCTGCTGGAATACAATTTAGGGATAGTTTAACTTGTGATGTAGGGAGTACTTATAATATAGGTACTAAAAATTTACCTTTTAAAAATGCTTTTATGAAAAGATTAGCAATACTTGATTTTGATACGAATAATGAAGGGGTAGTACTTGAATCGTGGGGAGAACAAGGAAGAAGATTAGCAGTAATTTCAGCTGGGAATAATGATGCTGATTTATGTTTTAGAACATCATATGAAGATAACAGAATATTTATGGATAGATGGCATGGTCATTTTTATCCTAATAAAGCAGCATCACAAGATTTAGGATTATCAGATAGACCTTGGAAAACTGTATTTATGCAAAATGCACCTTCTGTTATGTCAGACCGTAGGGTAAAAGAAAATATACAATACTTAGATTCAACTGTTATTTCAGATATGTATGCTTACGTAAAAAATGATTTAAAACTTGCTAAATTTAATTATATTGGTAATAGTAAATCTACTTATGGATTTATAGCTCAAGATGTTGAATTTACTAAAATTGGTAAGGAGATTGTATTAAGAAGTGAAAAAGGAAATTTAAGTTATGATATGGGATCAAGAATGGCTGTTTTAGAAGGAGCTTTAAAATTAGCTATATTAAAAATAGAAGGTTTAGAACAACAATTAGATATTAACAGATCTAGCTAGAAAATATTTTTTTAATATTATTGCAAAAACTGCAACAAATCTGAGACAAGCATATATTAAATATAAGAGCTTTATTAAGTAAGTAAATAAACAAGCTCAAAATTAAAACATAGGAGGTACATCTAAATGTACATAAAACATCAAATCATAGATTTTTGCAATAAGTGCGGAAAACCAATTTATAAAATAAATTTAAATGGAGGAGGTTTTTCTCTTAAATATAGCTGTAAATGTTACAGCAAAGATAAGGTACACCCTGCTCTCAGGGTTTATACACCACCAAAATCTAAACTGTAAAGTTAAGAGCTTAGGAAACTAGGCTCTTTTTTGTTTTAAAAAGCAAGGAGGACTTATGAATATTGAAATAACACTTTTATGTACTATAGCTGGTGCTATATTAGGCTATATGAGCTATAAAAAGAAAAATGAAAAAGACATAGAAAATGATGCATCTCAAAAAACCGTAGTTGCTACAAAGCTAGATTATATAAGTAAAGGAGTTGATGACATAAGGCTTGATATAAAAGCTCAAGATACAAAAATAAACACTGTTGTAGAAAGACTTATAAAGGTAGAGGAAAGTACAAAATCAGCACACCATAGGTTAGATTCATTAAAAATAAAAGGAGATGGTTTAAATGAAAAATAGAATAAAAAATCCATATTTTTGGCTAGGATTAGGTGGTGTTATATTTAGTGCAGCTGGAGTAGATTTTAAAACTTTAACAAGTTGGAATCTTTTAGGTAATTCCTTATTAGATATATTAGCTAATCCAGTTGCAGTTGTTGCCGTTGCAGCCGCAGTTATAGGTGTAGTTGTAGACCCTTCAACAAAAGGTTTAAAAGATAATAAATAATTTATATAAAATTTAAAAACAATGTTAAAAAAATTATTCGAAAATTAAAAGTAATTTAAAATTAAGTTAAAAAAAATACAGTGAATTAGACTCTTTGAAGTCTTTTTTTATTGTCTTTTAAAATAAATAATTAATAAAAAAGTAAAAAAACTAGTAACAATTTACTTTTTTCTTTACTTTCATATTAAGAAAATAAATTTTAGGAGGATTTTATTATGAGAACAAATATGACAGATGCAGGACATGGAGGACATGATTCAGGAGCTATAGGAATAGCTGGATGCTTAGAGAAAGATATAGTTTTAGAAGTTGCAAATAAAGTAAGCGATTATTTAAAAACACAAGATATAAAAAATATAAATACTAGAAATACTGATATATTTTTAACTCTAAGCGAAAGAAGTAGTAAAGCTAATAGCCTAGGTGTAAATTCATTTGTATCTATACATTGTAATAGTGTAGACAATCCCAATGCTCAAGGTTTAGAAACTTATTGTTATAAATTCAAATATAGAGCTTTGGCTGATGCTATACATTCTGAAATTATTAAAGAAGGATTATACTCTAAAAATAGAGGTGTCAAAGAAGGGAACTTACATGTTATAAGAGAAACTAATATGGATGCATGTTTAGTTGAGTTAGGATTTATAACTAATGAGGAAGACTATAATTTAATAATGAACAATAAAGATAAGTTTGCTAAAGCTATAGCAAAAGGAATATGCAAATTCAATTCAGTTGAATGGAAGGACACTGACACTGAAACTAATACTGAAGGATTTACAAATGGTGATTATTCTGGAAGAAAAGCTAAAGTAATTGCAGATGTATTAAATGTTAGATGGTATAGAGGGACAGAATATGAGATTATAGGACAAGTTAAATATGGAGATATAGTGAATTTACAATATTGTCTAAATAGATGGGTAAGTATAGAAGGATTTAAAGGTAATAAAGGTCTTGGATATGTAAATTCTAAATACTTAAAATTAATTTAATATTTCACTTAAAGAAATTCATTGAAGAAACTAACTGTCATTTCAAAATTTAGTAGTTTCTAGGCCTATTAACTATAATAAAAAAGGAGTACTGATGTCAACAGATACTCCTTTTTTATTATTTTATTCACTTAACTAAATTTACAGAAAAGTTTAAAATCTAACAATTATGGAAATATATGGTATAATTACTTCGTAAAAATATTTGGAGGTAAAATATGCATAAGAAAATAATAAGCACAATAGCTATAGCAACAATATTAGGGGTAACGACAGTTACTTCATATGCACAAACTAACATAAGTGATATAAATAATCACTGGGCAAATAAGCAAATACAAAGTTTTGTGAATAATGGGTATGTAAATGGATATGAAAATGGAACATTTAAACCTGATAACTCTATAACTAGAGCAGAATTTGTAAAAATAGTTAACAGATTTTTTGGATTCGAAAGTAAGGAAAATATAAATTTTAGAGATGTAAACAAAAGTGATTGGTTTTATAATGATGTATGTTCGGCTAAGAAAGCTGGTTATATAAATGGTTATGAAGATGGAACGTTTAAGCCAAATCAACCAATAACTAGAGAAGAAGTATCAAAAATACTTGTAAGTATAAAAAATAATAAAGATTTTACATATGATAAAATACAAAAATTTATAGATAATACGAAAATATCTAGTTGGGCAAAACCATATGTAGAAGGAGCTATTGAAGCAGGATATATAAAAGGTAATCCAAAAGGGGAATTAAATCCAACTAATAATATAACAAGAGCGGAATCTGTAGTAATGATTTCAAGAATTGATAACCCAGAGAGCTCTGAAGCTAAAAATAATCCTCCTAGAATAAGCTACGATTCAGTTTGGTTAACTGAAGGAGATAAATTTGACTACTCTATGTTAAATATAAGAGTAACTGATCCAGAAGATGGAGATATACCAAGTGACAAAATACAAATAAGTGGGAATGTAGATACAAATAAAGCTGGGGGGTATGCAGTAACTATAAAGGCTACAGATAAGCAAGGTAGAACTTCAATTAAGAATGCACTTGTTTTTGTTGAGGCTAAACCAAGTAATCCTCTATACTATACGTTAGAAGATTCAAAATTTAGAGAAGCTACGAAAACTGAATTTTTAAAGTTACTTAATGATTATAGACAAGAAAATGGGAAGAAGAAACTAATAGAAAAAGATAATTTAACAAATCTAGCAGATTCGTGGTCTGTGTATAAGTCTAAACTAGGCTTTAGTTCAGAAAGAGATCATGATGATAAAGGCTCTAACGATGTATATCCACAGTATGGAGGAAGTTCAAGTGAAATTAATTTTTCGACTGTAGCTTACTATGATGTTGTACCAACGAAATTAGATACTCCAAAAACTTTAGCCAAAGCTATGTTTGATGAAGTGAAAAAAGATGTTGGATATAATGCAACTATACTAAATGATGAGTTCAATGGTATTGGATTTGGATATTATCCTAGAAGTGTTGATATAGGTAATATTGTTGTATGTAATACGTTAGAATTTTCTTTAGAATAAATATAGTTATAATTTTAATGTAAAAAGAGTATCTAGTTTAATGATACTCTTTTTATATTAAAATTTCCAAGAAAATGTTTACAACATGAAAAATAAGGTATAAATATATTATAGAAAACTAAACAAATCAACTCTAAGATTAAAACTTAGCTCCCTAAGGAGATAAAAATACTCTATTAAAAGTTTGAGCGTCATTTGCATCAACACTCTCACTTAATTAACTATTGCCATTTCAAAATCTAGATTTGATTTATTTAGTTTTCTTTTTTATAGAAATTGTAATATATGAACTATTATAGATATAATATTTATAATCATGATTAATATGTATATTATATAAAACATAATATTTTTGTTTTTGTATGGTCTAAAAATTTGGATCAATGAAAATATAATTAAAAGTATAGATAATATCATAATATATTTTATAATAAAAATAGGGTTATTGTTTTTGTAACCCACCAAGAATAGTGATTGTTCATGCCTAGTTTTTTACAAGCTTTATAAACACCATCTTCTACTGATCCTGTAAAATGATCTACTGTTGAAACAATACTTTGTATTGCTGCAGCGCCAGTAAGACCTGTATGTTGAACTATTGTTTTTCTTACTTTAAAAGGTAGCTTTCTCCATATTTTGCGCATCGCTTTCGTTGATAAACTTAATTTGCCAAATTGATTACCATAGATTTTATACTCACGTTCTTGACGTAATTGTTCTTCTTTTTTATACTCATCAATTGATTTTTTAAATTCATTTTTTTCATTATTTGTTAACTCAAAGAACTCAGAAACTTCATCTATACCTATATTTTTATTTTCTACAAACTCAGTTGGTGTAGTAGAATTAGTAATTTCTAATGCGAAAATTGAGTTTGAAAAAGGTATTGAAACTGTAGCTATAATTAATGATAATGCAATACCGCTTTTAAGTTTTTTAAAATTCATAAGTATCCTCCATTTTATGTATAATGTCTACACTTATTATAACTAAACTGGGAAAAATTGAGTTAAGAGCATGTTAATATATAGTTAAATTTTGGTAAAAAATATAATATATAAATTATTCTATATATCTATCAAAAATGTAAGGAATGTTTAAGGTTGACGCAAGGCTTTTTTAAGATTGAGCATGTATAATAAACTCATCAAGTAAAATAAATCTAGGGGATGGTTATATATGACAATCGTATTAGGAACATTATTGATAGTACCTTTTATATTAGCTACTTGTGCGGGGGTATTAAATGAAGAACTAAAGGAAGCAAATGAACAGTAATTAATTTTATATAGATAAAGCACTCAAATAGATGAGTGCTTTTTATTTTTTCGTAAACTTTATATTATATATCAAATAAAATTGATATATAAGACTTGTATTAAGAAGTTTAAAATTATATTATATATATAGATATAATAAATTATATCGTTATACTCGTTCATGATTCAAATGATTAATGTATTAAGTATCAATTTTAAAGAGTGCTAATATTTAGTACTCTTTAAACCTCAAATTACATAGCTAAACTCGAATTAGTTGCAATTGTAACTAATATTAAGATAAACCTAACATTATTTTTTTGCAAAAGTACCTCTCAATAGAGGTACTTTTTTCTTTTAAAATAAGATAGAATATAAATTTAATCATAAATTAAATCTATAGAAAACAGATGAACTATAAAAAAATTCTATATATCAAAAAAAATCGATATAAGCTATGGAAAAGATTACTAAATAGAGTATAATAAAGATATGGTTTTGGTTTTAATATACTTAGTTTTATTTAACCAGTAACCAATTTAGATAGTTTCACATATATTACATATAGTTGTAAGCCATAACTATAAATAGCATATCAAAAAGAATTGGTATGAGGTTGGAACTTTAGAGTTAAATAGTACTTCTACAACGTCAAAAATAAAAAGAGTATCTCATGGGTAGAGGTACTCTTTTTATTTTTGAAAAATGTGCTTAGAGATAAGGGTATATTATTTTTTTATCTAAACCGTAAGCAGTTTTTTACTATTTTAAAAAAAATGGTAAAAATTTACAAATTAAGCAAATTACGACATAATTCGACATATACCTTCGTGTATAATAATTTTGTCAATAAAAATTATACATTTTGGAGGAATTATAAATGGCAAAGATGATAAAATGTAGAACTTGCTCAAATGAAATAGCATCAAATGCTAAATCTTGCCCAAGTTGTGGTGCAAAAAATAAAAAACCTTTCTATCAAAGAGGTTGGTTTTTTGTATTGGTATTCTTTATAGTTGTAGGAGTAATAGATGTTGCAGGAAAGGGAGATGATAGTAACTCTAATAATACTAGTACTACATCAACTAAAAGTGTGTCAAAGCCTGCACCTAAAAAAGAAAAGTTTGAAATAGTAGGAGATCTAGATAGCAATTCAGATCAATTTGCAAATTATATTACAGGAGTAATAAAAAATAACTCAGGAAGAGACTGTACTTATGTACAAGTAACGTTTAATTTATATGATACAGATGGAAATCAAGTAGGAACTGCACTTGCTAATATAAATAATCTTGAAAAAGATGGAACTTGGAAATTTAAAGCTATGGGTATGAATGTAGACGGTCAGGTATCATCTTATAAATTAGCTGATATAACAGGTTATTAATATTATTTTAATTAACTATAATTAAAAATTTAATTTATATAGTTGCTATATAAAAAAGAGTATGTTTATTGAAATTATTAAATTTCAGTAAACATACTCTTTTTGCTTTTTATGTAACTAATTAAATATTATTTTCTAAAGTTTTTAGATAGATTATTTGGTTATCCTTAAATACATTTTATTAAATAGTTTATTTCATGTAGTAATGGAAATTTTACTTTTCCATAGAAATAACTAATAATAACTATTTAAAAGTAAAATTATTAATTTATTTAGTTTTTGGTATAATTATATTAATCCTACTATTATTAAATGTTTTTGAAATTTTTGTATATCAAAAGTACTAAAAAAGACTAACTGTAATCTATTAACTAGTATTTCAGTTAGTCTTTTTTTAGTACTTAAAAATTTACTAATTTAATTACTTTTTAATGTGTTTTAGAGAAAAATTATTATAATTAGTAGTATATTAAAATAATTTTTAAAAATAAATGATTGTTATTGCAATAAAGTTACCGAGCAATATAGTAAAAATGTAATACTATGTAATCATAAAATAAAATTGTAATAGATCAATTAAATTTAGCCTAAGATTAATAAGTCTTAAAATTTAACTTTATTAACTAGTTAGAGTATAATTCAAAATTTACGATTTCACTCCAAAAAAAAAGCATTTTAGTTCAATTTTAAAGTTACTTTAATTTAATATGTTAAAATAACTTTGAGTTCATTAAAAATATAAGGAGTGAATCTATGGATATTTTATATAATATAGGAAGTTTTATAAGTTTTTTAGGTATCATTTTTCTATTAATTGGTTTTAAAAAGGACTTTATTCATTTAAAATTAATTAAAAAAATAGGGATTATATTAGCTTTTATAGGAGTGGGAATTCATTTTTTTATTGGTTTTGCTGATGGATTTTTGGCAAGTATATACCTCTAG